GATCCAGTGTCGGTATATTCATAGAAACTGCTTTCCTCTGGCAACCAAAAGGTGTAGCCTGAAAACTCGTTCTTATCTCTGAATGAATAGTAGTAGTCATTCGGATCGTAATAGAACTCGTCGGTATCGTCAAAGTGAATGAAGATGTTACCTCTATAAATAGCGCTTCCTTCGTCGTCTGTAGTTTCAGTGTCCTCTATATAGACGTTGTACGTAGCCTTTTTAGGTTTCTCTAAGTTTTTACCGGACAGAGCTCGCAAGTCCTGATCATCTAATATGTTTTGATCTGGACCCAGTCCGATGATTTGCTTGAGTTCTTCTTCTGACAACTTGACTTCCGATTCAGTCTGAATGAAAGTTGACTTATACGGCAAGAAGTAATCTAAATCTTCCTGAAGTTTGAGAACTTCTTCTTCCGTAAGATGATTATCCAAATTGGTTTCAAGCGGCATGTAGAACTTCATAGCCTGCTGTATTCTTTTAGTGTGGTAATCAAGAAAGCCTTTGAAAACGTTTGCCCCCACAACGCGCTCCGTTTTATGGTTAGCTATGTGACTTGCATTGACAAAGGTTTTTTCAAACTTCTCTTTATCCTTAATGAATAGAGAGTGTGAGTGCAATAGTTTCTGTAATACTAAATGGTTCATGATATTTCACTCAACAATTTATCTTGAACTCTTTCAACCGCCTTGAGATGTTTCCGGGCTGACTTGATTTCAGCTTCGTTTACGGCCCTATTAATAGAGGTGTCATCTTTATACAATTCTCTATTGCCTATGTGCCAACGAAGATTTTCTTCATAGTCGCAGATCGCGTATTCCAGAGCCATTCTTAAAGACTCCTGTTCTAGTTTAGTAAGTTTCATTTTATCTCCTAAGTTTTATATTTATCCGATTATATGCCGATTTAGGAAAAATAGTTAACCTTTTTTGGAATAATAATTTTTTATAAAAGTTTTGACTATATGTTGTGCTTATGTTTTGCTTTATGTACTATATGTAGATATGCCTATTCCGAAACCGACAGCTAACGAAAGTAGGCAACAATTTTTAGATAGATGTATGGGAGATGACACTATGACCAGTGAGTATACCGATTCAGACCAACGCCTAGCTGTCTGTAGCACAAGTTACGATTCAAGCAAAGAAGATTCCATTGAGAATGACGACAAGGAAGAACTACGCAGAGACGTATTTGATAATCCCGGGGAAGCAGCAGCCAGAGCAAAAGAAATTGGCTGCGAGGGAATTCATTCACACGACGAAGACGGAAACAAGGTGTTCATGCCTTGCGCTACGCATTCCGAGTACGAGGAATTAACAGGCCAGGAAGTCTCGGGCTACAAACCTAAAAAACCTAAAAAAAGCGACGATCAAGAATTAGACAATGTTGCCGAACTAAAAGAGTCCATTGAAATAAAATCACGCATCAAGGCATATACTGATGACGAGGAAGATAAAAACTATGGCACGTTTGAGGGATACGGCTCCGTTTTCGGTAACAAAGATTTAGGAAATGACGTCATTGAGAAAGGCGCATTCGCTAAATCACTAAAGAAAAGAAAACCAGCAAACGTTAAGCTGCTTTATCAGCACAAATCTGATATGCCTATCGGAGTCTTTGACGAAATAAAAGAAGACGATCACGGACTGGTTGTTAAAGGTAGGTTGGCTCTAAAGACACAAGCAGGAGCCGAAGCCTACGAATTATTAAAAATGGGAGCCCTTGACGGCCTATCAATAGGTTTCAGGGTAAACCCTAAAGAAGTTTCATACGATAAGCGCGGTAACAAGCGAATTATCAAAGAAGTAGATTTAATGGAAGTAAGCCTAGTAACTTTCCCGATGAACCCACAGGCAACTGTGAGATCGGTAAAAGGTGAACAGTATTCCATAAGAGAATGGGAGAATGGACTGCGTGATGCATTCAGCTTATCTCGTTCAGAAGCAAAGGTTGCTGCAAAGGCAGTGACTAAGTGTTTTGATCAACGAGAGGTTGATGAAAGTGCAGAACTGGTAGAAGCCATAAAAGAACTAACTTTAACCTTAAAATCTTAATAGGAGTAAATTATGTCGGAAGATATAAAGAACGCTATTTCAGACTTAGGTCAAACCTTTGAAGAATTTAAAAAGGTCAATGACGAAAGACTGGAAAACATTGAGAAAGGCGATAGTTCAGCATATAACGAAGAAAAATTAGCCAAGTTAGAAGCCAAACTGGATTCTTACGAGGAAATGAACCAGAAGTTAACAACTGCTGAAGCTAACGCTGAACAAATCAAGGAGCAAGTTTCCAAAATTGAGACTATGGTCACCAGACCAGACTCAGGCTTTGAAAGCAAGCAAGTTGATGAGTATCTCAACGCTTTTGACAAATATTGCAGAAAAGGCATTGACGGCCTAGACGCAGTAGAGAAGAAAGCGCTAACAGTCAGCAATGACACAACAGGCGGATATTTAGCACCACCTGAGTACGTGAGAGAATTGTTAAAAACAATTACTGAAATCTCACCTATCAGAAGTATTGCTAGAGTTCGTTCCACAGGCGCAAGAAGCATCCAAATCCCAAAAAGAGACGGACAGTTTTCAGCACAGTGGGTATCAGAAACTGGCACTAGAAGTGAAACAACTGGCTACACAGTCGGCTTAGAAGAACTACCTGCACACGAAATGTATGCATTGGTTGATATTTCCGAGCAAGACTTAGAAGACACAGTGTTTGACTTAGAAGCTGAAATGCAATCAGAGTTCGCAGAGCAATTTGCAAAAGCTGAAGGCAACGCATTTGTAGTCGGCGACGCAATAGGAAAACCTCATGGATTCATGGATCACTCAGGCGTGGGACATGTTAATTCAGGAAGCGCTTCTGCTGTAACTGCTGACGGACTTATTTCATTGGTACACAACATTAAGTCTGACTACACAAGAAACGGTACTTTCGTTTTCAATAGAGCTACTTTAGCTTCTATCAGGAAATTAAAAGATACTGCTGGTCAGTACGTGTTCCAAACTGGAATGATGCTAGGTGGAAACATGGTTAACACCATTCTAGGCCACCCATACGTTGAAGCTACCGATATGCCAAGCGAAGGTTCTAACACTTTCCCAGTTGCTTTCGGTGATTTCAGAAGAGCCTATATGATCGTTGATAGAGTAAATCTTGCTGTATTGCGTGATCCATTCACACAAGCTACAACTGGTAATGTAAGATACATTGCTAGAAAGCGTGTTGGTGGTCAGGTAATCCAGAAGGAAGCTATCAATAAACTTAAATGTTCTACTTAAGGGGTAAACTATGCAAGATTTAACAAATAATATTGTCGTAGAGAACTCAATCATCAACGCTGTCAAAACTGCTGCTGCTAACGGCACAGGAATTGACCTTAAAGGCTTTGAAGAGGCTACCGCTATAGTAAGCGTGGGTGCAGAGGGCGATACGCTTTCTTCATCAGTTTACTTTGAAATATCACTAGAGCACTCTGATGATGATTCAACTTATACCGATTGCGTACAAGCTGATATTATCAACGGAACTATCGCGGCTGGTGGTATCTGGTTGAAACTGGACGGCACCACTGACGGTGATCCAGGAACAGCTGGTGGTCAATGGCAGCTTGGTTATGTAGGTGGTAAGAGATACGTAAGATTGGTACTTGCTAAGACAGGTACTCATTCTAACGGTACTCCTATCAGCGGACTAATTGTCAAGAGCAGACCTCGTGTCGCTCCTAAGACAAACGTCGTACATAACGCTTAATTGGGCAAATCTCGGGGGGCGTAAAAACCCCCCTCTTTTAGGGTATTAACAATGGCAAGAACATTCAAAATTATAGTTCCTAAGCCTGCTTCGGCTAATAAAAACGGAACAGACGTAAGACTTTACACGGCTGACGAAATCGTCAAATCTGAGGGCAAGTGGCAAGACGAGGTCATGGAAACCTTCGTAGAAAACGGTTGGGCCCTTGAAGTAAAAGTTGATTCAGCAGAAGAAGCTGTAGAAGTAGAGGCAGAAGTCAAAGAAGTAAAAAGAGCAAGAAATTCAAAAGGTCAACTTCAAGGCGACGATCCAAGCACTCCTGATGTAAACGAAGCATGGGAAGGCGGCAAAGCGCCAAAGAAAACTACTGCAAAAAAGAAAACTACTAAAAAGAAAACAACAAAGAAAGCATCAAGTTAAATTCTTTGTTATAGTAAAACGAGCAGATGCTTTGAAATGGTAGATACCATGCAATTTATAGGAAGTTTTAATGAGTGCAGGTTATCATCATTTCATAATAGAGCAGGGGGCTACATTTGGTCAGACCCTTACGCTCAAGGATTCGTCAGACGCATTAATTAATCTAACAGGTTTTTCCGGTGCTATGCAGCTTAGGGAAAATCCAGACGCTTCGTCAGCAGTTTTAGAAATCACAACAGCGAACAGTCGTATGACTATGGGCGGAAACGCAGGAACTATAACGCTTGCTGTAAGCGCAACAGATACGGCAGCATTGACAGCATCTGACGGAGTTTTTGACCTAGAAATAACAAGTGGAGCCGGAGTTGTTACTAGGCTCATTGAAGGAACTTACAGCATAAGAAGGAATATAACCAGATGAGTGCGGTTGATTCCATAACAATTACCAATACCGACCAGACAAATCAGATAGAGATAACATCTACTGACGGGATCACGATAACAACTGTAGGTACTCAAGGTTTAGCAGGACCGAGCGCAATAATGAGTCGTGGTTTAGACCAGACCACAGCAACATCTACAAACAACGGCGCATTGCTTGTCTACGATCATGGCAACGAGAAATGGACTGCATCAAACACAAGCGCAGCACAATCACTTACACAATTAATCTATAACCTTCAAATTGGTGGCGGTGGAACGACTGTAACAACCATACTTGATCAAGACAACATGTCATCTAATAGTGCTACGGCGCTTGCCACACAACAAAGCATAAAGGCCTATGTTGACAGCCAAGTAACAGCACAAGACTTAGACTTAACGGACGGTGACGGAAACAACCTTTCAATTGACCTTGATTCGCAAACATTAGGACTGATAGGTGGCGACGGAATTGATTCAACTATTAGTAGTACAAACTTCACATTTAGTCTTGATTCAACAGTAACTAGATTATCAGCGCATCAGACATTAACAAACAAAACGCTTACGAGCCCAGTCTTAAATGGCACTCTTTCAGGAACAGCTTTTCTTGACGAGGACAATTTTGCGTCAAACAGCGCAACAGCAGTAGCATCTCAACAATCTATTAAAGCATTTGTTGAGGCAGCTATTACAGCAGAAGATTTAGACATTACTGACGGTAGCAACAACGGCTCTATTGATTTAGATTCAGAAACACTTGGTATATTAGGCGGTACAGGATTAACTTCTAGTCTTAGCGGTAATAACATTACCTTAGCAATAGATAGCACCGTAGCAACGCTTACAGGCACGCAGACGCTAACAAATAAGACATTAACTGCACCAGTCATTGCTACAATCAGCAATTCTGGAACGGTAACGCTTCCTACAGGAACTGAAACACTTGTAGGTCGTGCAACGACAGATACACTTACGAATAAGACGCTTACTGCGCCAACAATTAATTCGCCAAAGTTAAATGATTCAACAACCGTAACTACTACAGGCGCGGAACTAAATATTCTTGACGGCGGAACTTCTGCATCATCTGTGGTGATAGTAGACGCAGATCAAATCATTGTTAATGATAATGGAACAATGAAACAGATCGCTGTTACTAGGCTAGACACATATGTTTCAGGCACGACAGCAACGCTAACCAATAAAACACTAACAAGCCCGGTATTGAACGGAACTCTATCTGGAAACGCATTCCTGGACGAAGACGATATGTCTTCAAACTCGGCTACGAAGGTTGCATCGCAGCAAAGTATTAAGGCTTACGTAGACGCACAACTTACTGCGCAGGACTTGGACGTTTCCGACGGCAGCAACGACATATCAATAGACTTAGACAGCGAGAGTCTTACTTTAGCTGGTGGAACCGGCCTAACATCTACAGCAAATACAAATACAGTTACTTTTGCAATAGACGGAACCGTAGCAACACTTGCAGGAAGCCAGACATTAACAAATAAGACCATAGACGTTGACAATAACACGCTGTCAAACATAGAGGTAGACAACTTAAAATCCGGTGTCCTAGACACTGATTTAACGAGCGTGGCTGCGACAGATACCACTATTGCTTCTGCTAAGGCCATAAAAACCTACGTTGATAGTCAAGTTACTGCGCAAGACTTAGACATTTCGGACGGATCAAATAGCATAGCTATTGATCTTGATAGTGAAACTCTATCTTTGCTCGGTGGAACTGGAATTACGTCTACAGCTTCAAACAACGGTGTTACGTTCGCGATAGGTCAATCGGTTGGAACCTCTGACAACGTACAGTTTGGAACCGTTACGGCGGCCTTAAGCGGAAATGCAAGTACGGCTACAGCACTAGAGACAGCAAGAAACATAGGCGGAGTTTCTTTTGACGGAACATCAAGCATTAATCTGCCAGGAGTTAACGCGACTGGTAATCAGGACACTAGCGGTAATGCGGCAACGGCTACAGCTTTAGCAACTGGTCGCACAATAGCCCTTAGTGGAGACGTGACTGCCTCTGGCGTTAGTTTTGACGGAACAGGTAACATAAGCCTAACTACAACAATTGCTGCAAATAGCGTGGCTCTGGGAACAGACACCACAGGTGATTATGTAGGAACAATCACCGGAGGTACCGGTATTGATTCGTCTGGGGCAACTAGCGGTGAAGGAATAGCGCACACTCTAAGCCTTGATCTGAATGAACTAGCCACTGAAACAACTATAGCTGATGATGACTTCATAGCTATGGTGGACGCTACCGATAGCGCAAGTGGGAAAATTACATTTGAAAACTTAGAAGATGCCATATTTAGCTCTGTTAGCGGTGATATTGCAATAGCGGAAGACGGAACGGCTACTATACAGGCAAACAGTGTTGCTCTAAGTACAGATACAACCGGTAATTATGTAGCTGGAATAAGCGGTACCACTAATGAGATAGAGGTATCAGGTTCAGGAAGCGAGGGCGCATCTGTAACTATAGGCTTGCCAGACAACGTAACAATATCAGGCAATCTAACTGTAAATGGTACGACGACCACTACAGACACTAATGAACTTCATGTAAACGACCCATTAATTAAGTTAGCAAAAGATAATACAGCCAATTCAATTGACATAGGCTTTTACGGACAATATAGGGCATCAGGTTCCAACAATCAATTTACAGGTTTATTCAGGGACCAAAACGATAGCGGTAAATACAAGCTATTTGAATTGCTAGAAGCAGAGCCCACAACTACAGTCAACACAAGCGGTACTGGTTACCAAGCTGCAACCTTAGTAGCTAATTTTGAAGGCCCACTAACAGGTAACGCATCAACTGCTACTGCATTAGCAACAGCGAGAGCAATCGCACTTTCAGGAGACGTAGTTGGAACAGCGAACTTTGACGGTTCTGCAGGCATATCAATAAGCACGACCATACAAGCAAACTCTGTAGCATTGGGAACCGACACGACTGGAAACTATGTAGCTACTATCGCAGGCACATCTAACGAAATTGAAGTAAGCGGTAGCGGAAGCGAAACAGCTGCCGTAACCATAGGCTTACCTGCTGCAACCGAAGTTACAACTTCTTTAGGCGTAGGTGGAGGCTCAACTAACGGAGTCGTTATAGAACAAGGCGCAATCAAGATCAAGAATGGCGGCACACAGTCAAACATTCTATTCTATTGCGAGTCCAGTAACGCCCACTATGTAAAATTACAAGCCCCAGCGCATAGCGCATTCAGTGGCAATCCGACGTTAACACTACCGGCAACTACAGGAACCATAGTCGCTTCAGGCGATAGCGGTACGGTTAGTAATACCATGTTGGCAAATTCAAGCGTCAACTTTGGTGGCGTAAGTCTTGCACTAGGAGCGAGCGATACAACTCCTGCGTTTAACCTACAAGATGCGACTGGTTATCCAACTTCGTCTTTGACTGGGACGATTACCAATTCGCAACTAGCAGGCAGTATAGCTAATAGCAAATTAGCCAACTCCTCAGTCAGCTTTGGCGGTATTTCGCTTGCTCTCGGTGCTTCTGATGCAACACCAGCTTTTGACCTATCAGATGCTACAAACTACCCGACTAGCAGTCTTTCTGGAACAATTACAAACGCCCAGCTTGCCGGGTCCATTGCTAACTCTAAACTATCAAACAGTGCCATAACTGTAAGCGACGGCTCTAACACTACCGCCGTTGCACTAGGCAGCACGATAACTTTTGCTGCAGGCGAAGGACTGGACGTAGCTGAAAGCTCTGGAACTGTAACTTTTTCTGCAGAAGACGCAACGAGTTCTAATAAGGGCGTAGCTTCATTCACAAGCGATTTTTCTGTTAGCAGTGGCGCAGTATCTCTTGGTGCTTCAGGTGTAACCGCAGCGAGCTATGGAAGCGCTACAGCAGTTCCAGTCGTAACCATTGATGCTAAAGGTAGAGTTACAAGTGCCACAACCGCAGCAATATCAACAAGTTTTACTTTAACAGACGGATCAAATAACCAGACTATATCAGGTGGTGACACCCTAACAGTTGCGGGAACAAGCAACGAGGTGGACGTAGCGGTAAGCGCTACCGACACACTTACTATTGGGTTGCCTAATGACGTTACTATTTCTAATAATTTAACAGTAAGTGGAAACTTATCTGTTACCGGTACTACAACACAGACAGGTTCAGTTGTAACAGACAATAACTTTACCGGCCTGACAAACGCGAACAGCGCCAACTCTACTGACTTCGGTTTCTATGGTAAGTATGTCGTATCTAGCACAACAAAATACGCAGGTATTTACTATGATGCTTCCGATAGCGGAACGTTCAAGATATTTAAAGATACACAGACTGCGCCTAGCACAACGGTAAATGCTAGTGCAACTGGATATGCGGCAGCCGATCTTGTAATCGCGGGCCTTACAACTAGCGGAATAACGATTGGAAGTACGGCAGTTACATCAACCGCAGCAGAACTTAATATCCTGGACGGCGTAACTTCTACTGCAGCAGAGATAAATATATTAGACGGGGTAACAGCTACCACTTCAGAAATAAACATTCTTGACGGCGATACAAGCGCTTCAAGCACAACGCTCGCTGACGCCGACAGGGTTGTAGTAAACGACAACGGAACCATGAAACAGGTCGCACTTACCGACTTTGAAACATACTTTGAGTCTGCCTTAGACACTCTAAACAATGTTACAAGCATAGGAACTCTCGGATCGCTAACTGTTAGTGGAGACGTAACAGTTGATACGAACACACTTAAGGTTGACAGTTCAAATAACCGTGTAGGTATAGGAAATGCCTCGCCTGATGTTTCTTTGGATATAGGCTCGTTTACTGACGCTATACACGTACCGGTAGGGACCACTGCACAAAGGCCCGGTAGTCCCGCAGCAGGTTACTTTAGATACAACAGCACAACAAGCAAGTTTGAGGGTTACACAGATGAATGGGGCGAGATAGCAGGCGGTGGCGGTGCTTCAGCTATGGAGACCAACAACTTCACTGGCGACGGAAGCACTACAGCTTTCACACTAAGCAGTTCTGTAAGTAGTGAAGATGACTTAATAGTATTCATAGAGGGCGTATTCCAGAATAAAGCTGACTATGCGGCAAGCGGAACTACTATCACATTTGATACCGCGCCAGCTAATACAAGAAAGGTAGTCGTATTCCATATTAGGAGTTCAATATCAGGCTCTAGCGTATTACAGAACGGATTTACCGGAGACGGCTCAACAACGGCTTTTACTCTAAGCGCGGCGCCTAACAACGAAAACAATACGCAGGTATACCTAAACGGTGTTTACCAAAACAAAAGCACCTATTCTACAAGTGGAACAACACTAACATTTAGCACCGCTCCAGCTAACGGGGTTGCGATTGAAGTAATAGTTTTATCGCAGACAACAATTAATGTGCCTGCATCAAACGCAGTCACCACAAGTACGATAGCAGACGGAAATGTAACGACAAATAAAATAAATGATGATGCGGTAACACTTGCGAAAATGGCAGGACTCGCTAGAGGAAAGCTAATCGTAGGAGACGCATCGGGCAACCCAAGCGCATTAGCTCTGGGCGCTGCAAACTACGTACTTACGTCGGACGGAAACGATGTTACGTGGGCCGCTTCACAAGTAGAAGAATCGCCCTCGTTTACAGGTAATGTAGCAGTCGGAGGAACTCTCGGTGTAACAGGAACAGCAACATTCTCCGGATTAGTTGACGCGGCTACAATAGACGGGGAAAATTTTAAAGTAAACGGAGCCCAAGGATCAGACGGGCAATTATTAACATCTACTGGTTCTGGAGTAGCGTGGGAAGACGCACCGTCCAGTGGAGCATCTAAAGGTTTAGCTCTAGCTTTTAGCTTAATCTTTTAATTAACGAGGAAATAAAATGGCACAAGTAAACATAGCAAACGTAGCCACCATAAAACCTACTCTTGTTACTGCCACAGCAGGCACGAGTCTGACCGCTATTATTGATGTAGCTACTGACAGTTGCATGAAAATTGATAGTATATATGTATCAAACATAGACGGGACAAACACCGCAACAGCAAGCATAGCTGTTAGTGTGGACAATGGTTCAAGCCAACAATATATTATCAAGGCCGTACCAGTACCGCCGGGAGCTTCAATATCGGTCTTAGACACACCATTATTCTTAGATGAGACAGACTTGCTATATCACCAGGCATCAGCAGCTAGCGACATAGACGTAGTTGTTTCAGGCGTAGAGATGATTGACTAATGATTAATACGTTTGATGTGTACGCTTCGGACTTGCAGACAGCAATGAACATGCTTAAATCAGCAGGCTCACATTATTACGACAAGCCAAACGCAGGCCATTACAACATTAACGACGTTGAAAAGGGCACTAGATCAAATGAATACAATAGGGCATATGCGCCTACATCTGATTATAGAGAACAATCTGTACAGACAAACGGAAAAAGAAGTGCAGTAATCTTAACTGGCAGACTATATCTTAATGGCAATTTTGCAGGTATGTATGATTATGCGTACATCAATGGCAATACAACTGTAGACACAGAAGAATATCCTAAACTAAACCATTGGTTTACAGATAATACCGACACACACTGGGCATTAGTATGCGTAGACGGGACTTTAACAACAGGTCAAAGAAATATAATAAAACCACCAGTTAGAAAATTAGGTTTTGTATTACACACTGACGGTGATTTTACACATAACGGACTTGTATCAATGACAGGTAAAGGTGCTAATCATAGTGGTACTGGAAACTCTCATGGATATACAGCACCAGTCGCTATACCAGTCAAAAGTGGCGTAACCATACCCGCAGCAGGTGGGGCAGGTGGAGCTAGATATTCTCATTCAGCCAACTCTGCTCAAAAAAATGACGGCGGTACAGCAACTAATGGTACCGGTGGTGGTGGAAGTGGAGCATCTTTTCCAGTAGTTAGCGGTACAACTACATCTGGCGCAGGCGCAGCAGGTACTTGTTTTAGTAGTGGGTCAGGTGGTGGTTCTATTATGCAATATCACGCTTCCACAAGTGGCGCAGACCAATCAGGCGAAACAATGGATGCGATAGCTAATGGTGGAGCAGGTGGTAATGCCGTTGACCGATCTAGTGTTTATGGACAAATGGGTGGTTCTGGTAATCCTGCAGGTTGCATAAGAGGTTCAGACTCTATAACAACTTTAAACTTTTGGGGTGGTCAAAGTGGTAATATAAACCCTCAACCATTTCACTATTACGGATATGGAGAAGATGTAAACATTGAAGATAAAAGAGCTGTACTTGGAAACAGCTACTATCTTTCAAGACCATATTCAGTAGGTATTGGTGGAGGTGACAATGGTTTTGACGGAACCGCAGGGTGTTTATACATTTTTGTAAACGGAACATGGTCTGGAACTGGCAGAGCCTATTCACAAGGTAGTTCAACTGGTAATGCTCATGACGGCGTCTCAGGTGCAGGCGGTGGTTGTGTCGGTGGAGGTGTAGTTTGCATACTTTCAGACAGCACATCAGGCGGACCTAGTTCATATGTCACAGGTGGCCCTGTAGGTAATAACTACGGCGGTGGCGGTGGTGGAAATGGTTCAGCTATTAGAGGTACTTTCTAATGGCAAAGTATTTCATACACAATAACGAACAAGAGCTAAGCATGGGAAGCCCTTATCATGATTTGCTAGGCAATGTGCCGTCAGGTTGGACGGTAGTTGAATATCAGAACGAGGGAGAGCAAGCAGATGTTTCTGATGCAGCATTAGCTATAGAGTCCGAGGCCGGATTGACTATATCTGGCACTCCATGTATCGTAGTTGAATTAAACCTTTATGCAGGATTAAGGGACGCAAACGGAGATGAGGTTACAACCAAAGCAAATAAATGGATTTGTATTCTAGTTGATCCGGCGGGTAGTTGGACTGATATAACCAATTCAATGACCGAGTGGGTTGCTATGGACGATCAAGCCCACGATGACTTAATAGCTATGGGCAAACCTTCGTAGGTGCTAGAATTTTATAAAAAGGAGTAAACTATGGCAAATACTAAAGTAACACAGGAACTCATAGCAGATGATGCTGTAGGCGCGGCTCAACTTGCATCTAGCGCAGTCGTAACCGCATCTATAGTTGACGACAACGTTACGCAAGCCAAGATTGCCGATGATGCAGTAGGAGCAGACCAGTTAGCAGCCAGTGCCGTTGTAACAGCTTCAATTGTTGATGACGCAGTCACAGGCGCAAAGATAGAGAACGCAGTAACGATTGCAACATCAGCAACTTCTCCTCTAATGGTAGCAACGACAAGTGCCAGAATTACACAAGTAGCTTTAACATCAAGCTCCAACGCGGTTGCTTGGGACGCTGCAGCTGCCGCAAACGCATATCATTTAACAACTGAAAACACTACGTTTTCGGCTCCTAGTAATGCAGTAGAGGGTGCAATTATCTCTGTTGAGATAGCCCAAGGTGGTACTGCTCGGACTATTGCATGGAACACGGTGTACGAATTCGCAGCCTCAACGGCCCCTACAATAACCGCCACCGCAAACAAAACCGACATATTAAGTTTCAGATACAACGGCTCGGTATGGCAGGAAATAGGACGAGTCCAAAACTTAGCGCAGACCTAATATGGAAAGCCTGCAAAGGACAGCAAACAGAGGAAGCATATCTACAGGTTTTGATATTTCTAACTCTCTAAAGTTTGAAGCCGACAATACTGAATATCTGCACTTCACTCCTTCAAGCCAGACTGACTACGAAAGACTAGCATTTAGTGTTTGGGTCAAAAGAACAGAGATAAGCACAACACAAACTATCGCAGAGTTCGGCAATGGTACAGCAGACACTACACAGCTAAGAATAGGATTTGATACTAACGACAGGTTATTCTGCTACGGTAATTCTACTATTTGGAGACAAACCAATAGGGTTTTCCGCGATACGAGCGCCTATTACCACTTATTTTTTCTTTTTGACACGACAACGCCGGGAGGTGTTTCTAATAATAGAATAAGAATTTGGGTGAACGGTTCAATGATTGCTCACACCGACTTTGGCGTTATTAACAATCCCGGTTCAGGCTCGTCAATGGGTTTTAATAGAACAACGCAACAATCTATCGGAGCGCAAAGGGAAGACGGACCTAAGAATTATTTTTGCGGATATATGTCGCAAGTATGGGCCTCTGGTGGAACGCCACCCGTTGTAACTGATTTCGGAGAATACGACGAAGATACTAATATTTGGAAACCTATAAATATAAGCGGTGTATCAGTTCCAGATGCAAACGGATTCTTCCTTGACTTTAGTTCTTCGTCAGACTTAGGTAACGACTCCAGCAGCAACAATAACGATTTTACATTAGTAAACATAGCAGCAATTGATCAGGCTACAGATTCACCAACTAATAATTTTTGTACATTTAATGCTATTCAGAATTACACACCCTCAACGGTTTTATCAGACGGCGGCACTTTATGGGACAACCCAGCCGGACAAAACTGGCAAACAATTACAGGAACATTTGCAGTAGCAAGTGGTAAATGGTACTGGGAAGTCAGAGGAGCGACATATGCTTTTTTAGGCATAGTAGATGTTGCGGACTCAGTAGTTCCGACAAATCCAAATGGATATTACTTAGGTTATGGTGACAACAATTCTGCTACTACTAAATCTATAGGCATGTATTCAATAAACGGTCAAGTTTATAATGCGCCGAGTGGATCGCCAGACGGAACAAGCTATACAAGTTCTAGTATGATTGGTTTTGCATTGGATATGGACAATAGGAAGATGTGGATCAGCAAGGACGGAACGTGGATAAGCACTATTGGAGACCCAACAGGAACACCCTCTGGTGGTATTGATTTAACTTATTTGGGTGATTATGTTTATCCAGCAGCATCAGTATCTGCATCAAACGGAGTTATTTGTGCCTTTGGCGGCATAGTGAGTCCTCATGTATCACATCACAACATGACGAATACAGACGCAAATGGATATGGGGCATTCAAGACAGCGCCACCAGCGAATTACTATTCTTTGTGTTCAAAAAATTTAGCAGAATACGGATAATTAATTATGGCTTATACAACTATAGACACACCCGAAAGCTATTTCAACGTGGTCACTTATACAGGCAATGGCTCAACCCAGTCTATAACAGGAGTAGGTTTTCAACCTGACATGGTTTGGCTCAAAAGCAGAAACGCATCAGGTGACCATGTTATAACTGACTCTAGCAGAGGAACGGGTAAGCAAATAATGACAAACGGCTCAAATACTGATAGCTGGGAAGAAACAGAACAATCTGCAACTAACCGTATCACTTCTTTTGATAGTGACGGCTTTTCATTAGGCGCCAATGCAGAGGGAAATACAAACGGCGACACATATGTCGCCTGGTGTTGGAAACTTAATGGAGGAACTACAGAAACTATAGCGGCTGGTTCAACAAGTTACGATCCTTCTGAATCAACCGTGCAAAAGAACTTGACAGCAAACATAACAATATCAGAGTATCAAGGTTCTACTAGCTATGGTTCATATTCGCATGGTCTGGGTGAGATACCCGCATTTACTTTAATTAAAGCCAAAACTATCGGCTCTAACGCGCCGCTCGTTTATTTGCACAACGCGAGAGGCTACGATAACGCAGGGTATCTAACTACGGGCACGGGTGCAGGAAGCGCATTGTTTGATGCAGCGCCGACATCTTCAGTTGTTAACTGTAAAGATGTTAACCCCGTATTCAGACCGCAAGGCACGAAGTCTTATGTGGCATGGCATTTCGGTAACGAACAAGGTTACCAGAAAGCAGGATTAGCATATGCAAACTCTAGTACCAATGGTACGTTTATTTATTTAGGATTCAAGCCGAGGTTTTTTATAATGAAAAGATATGATGCTAGCGGTGGCTGGTTTTGCATTGATAGCCATAGAAAACCAACAAATACAGACTCTAACGCATTCATGCGAATGCACAATCGTGGTTCAGAGGGGACTGGAAGTGCCGGTGCTAACGACATATATGTAGATTTCTTAAGTAACGGCGTAAAAATGAGATCAACTGACGGCGAGTTAAACGGAAGTTTATTGTATTGGGCAATAGCTGAAAGGCCCTTTGTAAGTTCAACGGGAATACCCAACACTGCACAATAGGATAAATAAAATTATTGAGGTAAGATAATAATATGTGGGCATTAGTAGAAAATAGTAAGGTAAGCAAGGTTTTTAACAGACCGACAGCAATAACGGTAAATGATACGCAGTATCCTGCTAACATCATGGGCAGTTGGACTGCCGCACAACTTAAAACGATAGGTGTATACGAGGTCGTAATCAACGACAGTAAGTATAAAAATCCAGAGTATTACATAAATACCAGTCAAGAGTTCAAATTTGCAAGCAATAAAGTTACTGCAAGCTATGGAACAGCGACAGCAAAAGACTTAGATAACTTAAAAAAAGAACACAAGCAATTAATAACAAATCAAGCCTATAGCTTATTACAGCCTAATGACTGGTTAGTTGTAAGAAAACAGGAATCAGGAGCGGACATACCTAGCGACTGGACGTCGTTTAGAACTGGCGTGAGAACTGCTGCAGACAGCATGAAAACAAAGATAGATGCTGTTTCAAATGTTGATGCTCTTGCAGCACTCTATGTCTATGACGATGCAGACCCACCAGTCAGACCTTTAGGCGAGTTCCCAACACCGCCTGAATAATGCTAAGATATTAATTTTTACAGGAGTAAGATATGGCAGAAGCTAAAAACAACACAGCAGAGGAAGTAAAGGTTAGTGAGTCAGAGCAACCACAATACATAACGCTTACTGAAAATGTTGAGGGTGGAGACAATATAGTCAAACATTATGCGATAGCAGATATGTCTGACGAGGCAAAAATATTGTTTGATAGGCAAGTATTAGAGCAAGACAATAAGACTAAACTTATTAACTCTTTTAATCTACAGCTTGACAATCAAAACAGGATATTGAATAGCCTTGTTGACGATTTAAGAAAAGTGCTACCTGCAGAAGTTGATTTACCAACCAATGAGAGTAAAGATGCCAACGAAGAAACCAGCACCGAAGAAAAAGCCAATAGCGAAGAAAAGGGCGACAAAAAAGCCAACTAATGTAAGCGCTTTAGAGTTGCATGAACAGATATGCGCGATTCGCTATGAGAACCTAGATAAAAGATTGGAGTCAGGTTCGGCTAGGTTCATTCGCATGGAGGCAATGATCTGGGGCCTTTACGCTGTAATCGTTGGTTCTTACTTATTAGAGAGGGTCGTTTAATGGCAGGATTAGTAACAACAACGGGACCAACCCAAGAACCAGTTACACTTCAAGAGGTGAAGGAGTACCTTAGGGTTGACGATGCAACAGACGAAAGGGTAGTAAGGCCCTTCATAGAGACAGCGAGAAGGTTCTGCGAGGAGCACACCGGACGGGCCTTGATGTCGCAGACGCTTACGCTTTTCCTGGACGCTTTTGAAGACATTGACGATCCGTTGTGGGAAGGCGTTAGAACGGGTCCGTATCTGAACTACTACAAGAACTACATTGTTTTACCGAGAGCCCCGGTAACATCTGTAACGCATATAAAGACATATGATGATGCTGATACTGCCACAACCTTTGCTGCATCTAAATACTACCTAGACAGCGCTAGGGAGCCTGCTAGAGTGGTTCTTAGAACAGGAGAGAGCTTTCCTACTGCTCTGCGTGTCGCAAACGCTATTGAAATAAGATACGTAACTGGCTATACATCACAATACAACATTCCAGAACCCATAAAGCTAGGCATCATGCAGCACATAGCTTACCTTTATGAACACAGAGGCGATATGTATGATGCGAAACTTCCCTATCCCCCTATGTTGAGGTCATTGTACGCCCCCTATGTAATTCATAGAGGTTTGGGTTCTTCCTCACTAATGGCTCTCGGTTAGTATGTCAAATAGTATCGGCAAGATGCGCTATAGGGTTAAGGTTGAGAGGGCAACCAACACCAGAGATGCAGGCGGGGGCTTATCACAGGCATTCAACTCTGTAGCAACCATATACGCAAACATCAAGCCAAAGAGCGCAAATAGCAGATATAGAGAAGGAATGCTTCAAGAAAAGGTCACGCACGAGATCACCATACGCTACATGAAGAACATTGACACTAACAGCCGGATCACGTACGGGACTAGGTCATTCGCGGTTAATGGGATCATTAACGTTGACGAACGAGACAGGTTCCTGACTCTGCTATGCGAGGAAGGCGTAGCCATATGAGCATTGAACTTAAAATATCCAACCTCAAGGCCTTTAACAAAAAGCTAGAGAAGAAACTAGCAGACAATAAGGTCAAAGAGTACGTGACTAGAGGTACAACTATGGTGAAAAACACCGCGCAGAAAAGCATACTTTCAGGCGGTACAGGGACAGTGTACGAAAAGTACGAGCCCAGAAGAACTCATAGAGCCTCTGCACCCAACCAACCACCAGCAAGCGACACCGGTTTTCTAGCTAGCCAAATAACTATGGAGGTTACAACAAAAAGCAACGGAACTGTTATAGGCCAGATAATATCCTCTGCGCCCTATTCCAAACATCTTGAGTTCGGAACAGTAAACATGACCGAAAGACCATTCATGCAACCGGCTTTGATGCAAAACAAAAGAAAAATACAAGCCATGTTCAAAAAAGGTGTTCTTAAATGACAATAGGCCAGTTCCAACTGCAATCAGCCGTCTATGCAGCACTTAACGTGTCAGCAATCACGTCCACGCTGTCCTGTGGCGTCTATGACGAAGTTATTGAGGGCAACTCCTACCCTTTTATCACATTAGGCGAAGAAACCGCCATAGACTACAGCACAAACAATCTGGTTGGCGCAGAAACGACCATAAACATACATGTTTGGTCAAGGTACAAAGGATCAAAAGAAACTAAAGAAATTCTTGATAAGATTCATGATTTATTGCATGATGTTAACTTAAGTGTTACTGGAGTCAATCTAATTAACCTTAGATTTGAGTACAGCGACATTATGAGGGACCCTGACGGGATAACTCGGCACGGTGTCATGAGATTTCGTGCGATTACACTAGGTACTTGATTAACTACCAAATACCGAAGTAATACGGTGGCAGATGCCTTTTTTTTAATTAGGGGATTAACTACCCTCTTTATTTAGGAGAAAAAATATGGCAGCGCAAAAAGGAAGTGCAATGCTAATGAAAGTCGGTAACGGTGGCTCACCAGAGACTTTCACAACAATAGCAGGGCTTAGATCAACAAGTCTTTCAGTAAACAACGAATCAGTGGACGTAACGAATAAGGATTCTTCAGGTAAAAGAACTTTATTAGCAGCGGCAGGGGTTCAATCAATAAGCGTTTCAGGTAGCGGCGTATTCACAGACGGTGCATCAGAAACAACTGTCAAAACAAATGCTTTAGCGGACACCCAGAACAACTATCAGTTTTTAGTTCCTGACTTTGGTACTTTTACAGGTGCTTTCCAAGTTACCAATTTAGAGTATGCCGGAGAACATAACGGTGAGGTAACTTACAGTATGTCCTTTGAATCAGCAGGTGCAATCACTTTCGCAACCGTATAAGATTATGGCTTGGGAACAAGTAAAGGTTAAAGCCGAAAAACATACTGTTATGGGCATGATTAAAGGCGACGAGCTTGAAATGCCAAACGTATTAATCGGTAAAACCCTAAAAATTGACGGTAAAGATGTCTCTATCAAATCACATGTATTAGATGAAAGAGACGATGTTTTAAAAATCACACTTGCAATGGCAAGTCCAAAGAAGGAGAAGTCAGATGACAAACCCACTAAAGGGTCAGATTGAAGTAACATTAGGTTCAGAAACCTATAAATGCAGACTAACTATAGATCATCTAGTAAAGATAGAGGACGAACTTGACGTAGGAGTTCTTGAGTTAGCACAACAAATCGCCCAGGCAAAAGTGCGCATCAGAACGCTAATAGTTGTTCTCAAATACGCATTACGAGGCGGCGGAAACGATTATGACGATAGAAAAGTAGGGCAAATTATATCCGACGTGGGTATAGTTGTTGCTTCTACAGAGGTAGCCAAACTCTTGGTATCTACCTTAAACGACAATGACTCAGACGAGGAAGATAAAAAAAAAGCTATAGAGTAGATGAAGACACGCCACCTATCAACTGGGGAGACTATTACATGATATGTGTTGGCATGATGAACATGAGGCCTATAGACTTCTGGAATATGTCGCCTAGAGAAATGTATTTAGCTATCAAAGGATTCAAGAGGTTCCACGCTGCTGACGAACAAGAAAAGCCTATGGATAGACAAGAGCTGGATAAATTAATGGAGTTATACCCAGACTAATGGCTAAGATTGACGACCTAGTAATCCAGATAAAAGCTGATACAAAGCAGTTACAGGCACAGCTCAATCAAATTGAGGGCAAGCTAAAGGTTACTGGCAGGGCTGGAAACATGGCATTCGGCGCAGCAGGCGGTGGAATGGCAGCAGGAATGGCAAAAGCGAGAGTCGGCGCTCTAGCACTTGTCGGTGGTTTATTAGCAGTTGGAAAATCGGTAAGCTCAATAGCAAAAGTTGGAGCGGGCTTTGAAGACTTAAAAGATTCTCTGGATCAGGTGTTCGGTAGCGTACAGGCTGGCGACGCAGCCATGAACCAAGTTTTTCAATTTGCCCAGACAACACCATTCCAAATAGAAACTGCAACTAAAGCATTCATAGCTCTTAAGTCAGCCGGTATTGAACCTAGCATGGATATGCTACAAACCTTTGCAGACACAGCTTCCGTATCAGTAGATCAATTAGGAACGTTTGAGGCATTAATCAGAGTCGTTCAACGATCTGCCGGTGGTGGTTTAGGTTTAGAAGAATTGAATATGATTGCCGATAGGGGTATTGACGTATTTGGTGGACTAAAAGAGGAGCTTGGAAAAGGTAGAGACGAAATAGCAGAGTTCGGTAAAACAGCAGAAGGGGCAAAAGCAATAACAGACGCTTTAGTAAAAACTCTGGATAAAAGTTTCGGAGGCGCTATGGCCTCTAAAATGGATAACCTTTCAACAAAAACATCTAACATGGTAATTGCATTTAAACAACTAGCAGACGAGGTGTTTAAAAGTGGGTTGGGTGACATTCTTAAAGGTCTGACGGACAGGCTTACAGAATTTGCTACAGCGGCAGGCCGTGCCGTTAGGGTTGCGTCTGGAAGGGCTACCGAAGAAGACATACTCACAGAGATAGGAATTCTTGAAGGGCAGATTGATAATTCAATAAACGCACAAAACATGCTGGGACTGGAAGCAGACCCCGATGATAGAAACTTTCTAACTAAACTGCTTTTTGGCGATAAGTCAGTTGAAGAAATGAGGGCTCAGGTCAAGGCCTTTGAAAACATGCTTGAAAGAATTAGGGCAGCTAAAGCCAGAGAGGCTAAAGAGGGCGGAAAAAAGGAAGGCGGAAAAACCGTAGCGTTTGACGCTTCAAGCGTAGAAGGACTGATTGATTTCCAAGCAGAGTTCAAGAAACTTGTAGAGGACTCTGTACCGGAAACCGTGAAGCTAGGAAACCAGATAGAGTACATACAAAGTCTTATGGCGACAGCGGACAAAGCCAAGCTAAAGGGCATAATGGCTTTTCTAGGAGTAGAGAGTGTGGACGAAATGCAGGTTATTGTAGATCACCTGCAAAAACTACAGGACGAGTTAGATGAAACGGCAACATTCAGTAGTGAAATGCAAACAGCTATTATTAGTGCATCACAGGCATTTACATCTGACTTCGTGCAATCTCTCATGGACGGTGAAAACGCGTTAGACAGTTTCAAAAACTTCGCTAAGAATATAGTCAATCAGATTATTACAATTTTCCTACAAATGGCGGTTGTCAATGAAATATTGAATAACGTCTTTAATCTCACTGGAACCAATAATGCGTTGCCTACATTTAGTAATACAAAAAAAGGCGCAGGCGGTAGTTCAGCGTATCAAGGTCAAGCAATGATTGTAGGTGAGCGTGGTCCTGAATTATTTGTTCCACACAGTAACGGCAATATACTGAACAACATGAACACTAAAAACGCTATGGGTGGTGCGCCTATCATAGTAAACCAGTCAGTCAACTTCGCTACCGGCGTAGTGCCTACAGTAAGAGCAGAGGTTGTGAAAATGATGCCCCAGATAGCGGACGTAACGAAAGGTGCGGTAGCGGAAGCTGCTATGCGTGGCGGAAACTTTAGAAGAGCGTTGCAAGGTGGCTAAGTTAATATCAATGCCTACAAGCCCAAACTTCATAAGAAGTGATTGGTCTCTTGTCAGAACTGTGGGAACAACAGTAAGCCCATTTACCGGGAAGACTAAAACCCAAGAGTTTGACGGAGTTTACTGGACTGCAGACGTTGCTTTACCGCCGATGAGAAGATCGCAGGCCGTTGAATGGCAGTCATTTCTTTTGGAACTTAACGGAACCGTGAATCATTTTAAGTTTGCAGACCCTGACGCATTAACAAACACAGGCACATACAGTACGGGCTTTTTGACATCTGAACTTAGAACAAACGAAAGTTCAGTAACGCTTTCTTTTAGCAATCAAACTATAACTGCAGGTGCATCTACATTTAGTGGTGCAAAAGAGGGAGATTTTATAGTTGTTACAGGTGCAACCAATGAAGATAACAACGGTACACATAAAATAACAACAGTTACTAGCAATACGGTTGTCGTAACATCTAGTACGTTCACTACGGAGTCAAACACCGCTAGTTGCAAGGTAAGAACCAATGTCAAGGGTGCTACTGGATTATCACTCCTGGCTTCAACAAATGCTGCTACAGGGACAATTAAAAAAGGAGACTATTTAAGCATTCAGTCTGCTGCCAGTTCCACAGGAACGCCTGCGCAGTTAGTTATGGTGACGGAAGACGCAACCGCAACCGCTGATAGCGGTAAAGACTTCTACGGTGTAGCTATACAACCAAAATTAAGGTCGGACCTTGCTACAGGACATTACGCAGTATTTACAAACCCAAAAGGGACATTTAGGCTCACATCTAATGAGGTTAGTTGGTCAGCAGACCGAATATCAAACTATGGCATTAGCTTTTCTTGTATTGAGGTAATCTAAGTGGCTACTAGACAAGGACTAGATAGCTCTATAGTAAATCGTCTAGGAGCAGACGAACAAGCTCTATTCTTTGCCGTCAAAGCAGAATTTGACACAGATGACATTAGGGTATGGTCAGGCATAGACGATATTACAATCAGTTCAGAAACATACACCGGTGCAGGAACACTTCTAAACGTAAGCAACACAGAGGACAACCTTGAATTAAAGTCTAACGGCGTAGTAGTCGCTTTGTCCGGCATGGACGCTACTGTAGTAAACATGGCTCTTACGGAAAACTATCAAAACAGACCTATTACTATATTCATGGGATATGTAATGGGTGGGACAAACGAGGTCGCAGGAACGCTTACTTTGTTCAAGGGTAGAATGACTAGCCTTGTGATAAACGACACTCCTGAAGGCTCCACAGTGACCATAGACGCGGAAAATAGACTGGTTGACCTTGATAGGCCTTCTAACCTTAGATACACGAAGGAATCCCAAAACTTTCTTTTTTCTGGCGATACTGGGTTTAATCGCGTTGCATCGCTGCAAGACAAACAGATTAATTGGGGTAAGACATCTAGTGGACCTGGCGGAGGCGGTTCTGGCAGCGGTCAACATGAATACCAAGACAGCTACAGAAACATAGGCAAATGAAAAAACTACCTAATTGGCAAGCTATGTTTGACTCCTTCGTAAAACACAATAACTTTCCTTTTGAATGGGGAAGAAACGATTGTTGCAAATTCAGCAACGCAGTCATTAAACAAATAACAGGTCAGGATTTAATACCACAACAATTAAAGTGGCATGATGAGGAAAGCGCCTTAAAAGCGATAAAATCTTACGGCGGTAATTTGGAAAATAGTATTGAAAAAGCATGCAACGAAAAAGACGTGGGCGAAATAAACAAAGCATTTATGACGTGTGGTGATTTAGTTTTATATAGCCAGAACGGATCGGTTTTAGTGGGTATGTGCAACGGCTTCGGAATACTAACACCTACAGACGACGGCATAGGCGTAGTTGATTGTGATACTGCTTACAGGGTTTGGAGATTTGATTAATGGCTAAACAGATAAAACAAGCTCTGATTGCTGCGGTAATTGTTTTCGGCGGAGCACTGTTGGCTGGAGCCAGTGTAGGTGCATTCGGCACCTTTGCTATGGGAACAGCGGCAACAATGGCAACGCTTACCTTTGCTACTACCTTACTGGGCAGCGTTATAGGCAAAATGACCTCAAAGGGTATTGATGCATCTGGTGGAAACTTTGGAACTAAATTTGCTACTAGAGCGCCCTTAGCGCCTAGACAGATTGTTTACGGCGAGTGTCGTGTTGGTGGAACGATTGTGCATATGGAAACAGCAGGTACAGACAATCATATGCTGCACATGATAGTAGCAGTAGCAGGACATGAAATTGAGTCTATAGAAACGGTACGATTGAATGACATAGATTTAACTACAACTACTAGCACAATAAATGGTGAAACTGTACACGAAGTAACTAGTCCTGCATTTGTAAATACAGAAAACGGCTTTGCTTTCACTAGCGGTAGGCTTATTAGATTCACCAAACATCTAGGAGCAGATGATCAGGCGGCAGATAATTTCGCAATACAGTCATTAGCAGGAACGAGCGGCTCAATAACAAGCACTGATAGATTTAGAGGAGTTGCCTATGTTTACATGCAACTTGTATTTGACGCTGAAAAGTTTGGTGGTGGTTTGCCTGGAATATCATTCATCGTAAAAGGAAAAAATGTTTATGACCCGAGAACTGGCGCAAATGCAACAACAGACTTACAAAGGTCTAACCCGGCTCTTATCATAAGAGATTACCTTACCGACACACAGTACGGCCTAAAGGCAACGGCTTCAGAGATAAATGATACTACAAATGCAGGTGGCATAGCCTCTGCAGCAAACACATGTGATCAGCAAGTAACCTTATCCGACGGCTCTACGCAGGAGAGAAGATATACAGCTAACGGATTTACTAATTTCAGTGCTGACGGAAACGGCGTGCTTGAATCGGTACTTAGCTCTATGGCAGGAAAGATGTCTTATGTTAACGGTCAGTTCACAGTTTTTGCAGGCGCATCACAAACACCCAGCATAACCATTACTGATGACGATTTATTGCAGCCAATATCGGTTTCAACAAATTCTAGCTCTGGTGATTTATATAATTCAGTAAAGCCTATGTATGTAGATGCGTCACTTAACTTTACATCAACAGATGCAGAGGTTTATCAGGATTCAACATTCTTGAACGCAGACACTCCGAGCGGAGAGAGTTCAGCGAATTACGTTAAACAAATGGAAACACAGTTGCCTTTCACTGTTACAGACACTATGGCGCAAAGATTAGGGCGCATAGCTTTGAAAAGTCAGAGACAGACAACATCACTAACTGCTTTAGTTAGCTTAAAGTTTATGAGGCTACAGCCTAACGACTGGGTATATTTAACAAACGAAAGATTAAGCTACTCACAAAAAACCTTTGAAGTTTTATCAACAAACATGGAAGTCATACAAGACGGAGACGTAAATGTATTGGCTGCAAGATTAGAATTAAAAGAGGTAGAAGCTGCAGTATTCAATTTCGCAACGAATGACTACACAACAGGTCAGGCCGAGGGTTCGGACGTATCTACAGGAGATTATTCTGTAACAGCGCCTACAAACCTTTCACTAGCGCAGCAAAACGCCGTTGACGGAACCACGAGCAAGGTTGACATACTTGTTTCCTGGACTAACAACGCAAGTGATAAGGTAACACTAACAGAGATCACTTATAAGCTAAGCACCGATAGCAACTACACATCTGACTTCACAGCAGGCAAGGGCGTAACGAAGGCTTCCATACCGAATGTCGTTGTTGGCAAAACCTACAACGTCAAGATAAGGCACATAGATGTAAACGGTGTTGCTAGTGATTACACAAGTGCAGTCAATATTACTATAGCTGCAGCTAGTTCTGCGCCTTCAACACCCTCAAATCTATCGGCATCATCAAGCAAAGGGCAGATATTGGTTTCATGGACTAACCCTAACAACAGCGATTTAAGAGCCGTAAAGGTTTATAGAAAGACATCTAACTCTACGCCTACTAACGATGATGACTTAGTAGATACGGTTGCTGGTGAGCCAAATGCCGTTACGACAACAATTTTCGGTGACCAGGACGGGCTTACCGCAGGCACTACCTATTATTTTTGGGTAAGGGCAATCAATCATTCAGGACAGCACTCGTCATTTAGCAGTTCAGTAAATGGTAACTTTGCTGCAGCAGGTGTAGCAGACGGCGCAATAACAACTCTTAAATTAGCAGCAAACGCTGTTACGCAAGCCAAGATTGCAGTTGATGCTATACAAGGATCGGTTATAGCTGCAGGAGCAATAGTAGAAAGCAAAATAGGAACAGATGCAGTCACCACTGCAAAAATAGCAGACGATGCTGTTACCAATGCACTTATAGCGACTGATGCAGTAAATCAAGACTCTATTGCAGCTAATTCAGTGACGGCATCAGAAATAGTTGCTGGAACCATAACCGCAAGTGAGATTGCATCAAACGCTATAACAACGGCAAAAATTAATGCAGGCGCAGTGAATACAGACAAGCTCGCAGCAAACGCAGTGACGGCTGCAAAAATTACCGCTAACACTATTACGGCATCACAAATAGCAGCAGGAACTATTACGGCAACGGAAATAGCATCAAATGCTGTTACTACAGACAAGCTAAACGCAGACGCTGTAACGGCAGCGAAGATAACAGCTGGAACTATTACGGCTACAGAGATAGCAAGTAATACGATTACAGCAGATAGAATTAATGTAACTGACTTAGCTCTTAACTTTGAGGCTGCTACAGTATCAGGTGCAACAATAGGTAGTTGGAACAACAATACAATGCGATTGCTTAAAGTTGCGGATATAGGTACTGCAACAGGAATATATCACATCATGTGTCGTGTTTTCGGTGGTACTGGTCAGGTCAAAACGCTTTCAGTTGTTGTAGGTGACGGAACATACGGTAGTGGCGCTAGTTTTGAGCTAAGAAATGATTTTTCCTACAGCAACGCAGCATTCGCTACTGATTTGATAATACAAGATCAAGGTTACGCACAATTTAACTCCGGGCAATCACAACACTGGTCTGGGGTAGATAGATTTGACTCAACATATAAAATGGTACAAAAAGATATAATTGTTAGGAAAGTAAGCGATACAAGCAGAACACTTAAGCTATTTATTCTTGCACAAGGCGACGGCAACAGTAGACAGCTATCAAATGTTCAATACGGTTATTACAGATTCACAGAAATATAAATGGCTACTCATACTTTTAATTACACATACAGTTTTGATAGCATTTCAACAATGCCATTGAGCATGACAGACGATACGCAGATAGTTAAAAACGTATGCGTAAGCGTTACAGCGGTTGATGCTGCGGATAACACAAAGACACTAACTGAAAAAATGTACGCGTCTTTAGACGGGATTTATAGCTATGAAGTTAGCGGTTTGCCAAGTGATTTCATACAAGTTGATGATTTAACTGATGCAAAAGCTATAGAATGGTGGCAAGCTACAACAACAGTAGATAATCTTAACATTTACTTTACATGGCAAATATATGGAGTTGCCGAAAATGATGAATAGGAGAAAATATGCAAGACGGAAGATTTAGCGGAGACATGGATAGAAACGAGGTAGAAATGGACTTGAACAAGTTCATGGCTATGGTTGAGGAGATTGGGGCCCTTAAGGATAAAATCAGGGAACTAGAAGATGCTACAAACGTAAACCCGCATCAGAAATGGATTCACTTAGCGCAGGCCGTAGACTCCTGGCGCATATTTCCCAGAGTGTTCCTAAGCGTTTACATATTCTTGCTTTACTACTCAACAATGTGGTTTATGGCATTAGAGGAACCAAGCCTAGAGCAAAGTGGTCTCATATCTATCATAGTAGGTGCTGGGGCGGCATGGTTCGGTTTATACGCAGGCACAAGCGGTGCAAGCAAGAGTTTTAAAGGAGAAGATAAATAAAAAAAAAGAGAGCCGAAGCTCTCTCTTTTTCGCTCAATTCACCGATTGACTAACTAGATTCATTGTAAAGCTACTCCTAAGAGTGTATATGCACCTGACTTTGAGACTTGATCCGCCGATCTTATGCTTCCTAGTTTGCGACTAAGACTTCTCATTACCAGTCAATAACTATGCAATCTTTCTTATATTGCTATGTTAACGCCTTCTGCTATATTCTCACCTAAAAAGTTGATAAGTCTTTTTATTTTGCACTATCTTTAAAAGATAGGGTGAACTTCTCTTTTTACATCAGAGTGGGTTAATTAATCCCTGTCTATCAATCTGATGCGTCAGCTCTCCATTAACATATGATAATTATGTCTGCATAAAAAATAAAGTAAACCCTTTTTGGAATATATTTTAATTTTTTTTTCTTGGGTGTTATGTTCAGCTATGATAGGATTTACAAGACTGCCCTAAGACTAGGGATAATTTGGCAAAGCCATAGTCATTTCAGGATTGACTATGAATGATGACGACCAAAGAAAGCACGATAACATAATTGTATGGGCTGCGCTGATGTTCTGCATAACTTTAGTTGCCGGTATATCCATAAACGTTAACGCCCAGTCTAGCCAACAATCAGGTACTGCTTGCGTAAACGGATCACAGTATTGTGAAAACAACAACCTATATACGTCAAACAACACGACTACGAATAATACAAATTCAAATACGAACACAAATACTAATACGTCAACTTCAACGGCGACTAATACAAACTCAAACACAAACGTAAATACGACGACATCTACAGCGACGAACACGAATTCAAACACCAACGTTAATACTTCAAACAACGTCAACGTTAATACTTCTACTGCTACTTCAACTTCAAATAACACTAATACGAATGTAAATACTTCTACCTCTACGGTAAATTCTACTGTTAACCAGAACGTTAATAATACTAATAATTCAACGTCTAATAACACGAATCAGAATACGAACATAAATCAATCCACCTCTGAATCAAATGTTACGACAAACAATGTTAATGAAAATAACAATAATACGACCAGTAATAACACGAACCGTAATATAAACGAGTCAAATAGCACCCAGACAATAAACCAAAACATTAAATCGGAAGCGCCCCCTGCAAGCGCTATAGCTCCAAGTATAATGAGCTATTCGCAAGACCTTTGCACCACAGGAGTTAGTGGGGCATTTCAAGGACAAGTATTCGGTTTGTCTGGTGGTAAAACCATTGTTGATCAAAACTGCGAAAGGTTGAAACTTTCTAAATATTTGTATGACATGGGTATGAAAGTCGCGTCAGTAGCTCTACTTTGCCAAGATGAGAGAGTATTTAAGGCTATGGAAATGGCAGGTACGCCTTGCCCTTACAACGGCAAGATCGGTAAAGAAGCATCAGAAGAATGGGCCAAGAATCAATCAAAGAGACCTGATGCAGAAGATAAGGAAAAAGAGTTTATCAAACAATGCACTAAAGAGGCTAACCCTAAAAGAGCAGGCATCAATAAAGATGTTGTTGGTATAGTCAAGAAAACATATACAAGAAAAACTAAAACCGATAAACAATGCCGTCAAGAATTTTATGCTACGCAGTAGCTAGTCTGCTATCATTTGGTGTATATGGTCAATATACATATGAGGCAAACCAACCGTTATACGACCTACACGATAACGCAAACAACTTCAATGGCGAGTTAGCTTACGAGGTAGTTGATGACGGTATTTCACCTGCAATTAGCCTTCCTTTTAATTTTACTTTTTATGGGTCTACATTTACAAAAGCGAGAATGGCTACAAATGGTTGTCTTCACTTCGGCGATACTGGCAGCTATTGCAATGACTATACTCCTGACCCTATTAACGGGCAACACACTTACACCATTTACGGTTTCTGGACTGACCTCATAAGAGATAACGGCTCCCGCATGAAATCATACGGGGACTCTGACAAGATGATATTCGGTTGGTACAAGATGAGGGAGTACAACCGTGCATCTGACAATAGCTTTGAGATTATATTGTGGAACAACAATTCCTTTGATATACGGTACAGAGAACTAGACATAATCAATCATGATGTGCTTATCGGCGAGGTGGGTGCAAACAAAGATAATTCGTACACCTATTACTACCATGATGAATGCTCTACTGGCACAACAAACGCTAGTAATTGCGTAAACACCAACTGGAACGCTACAACAATAAATACAACTCTAGAGAACGGAGGCTCGTTGTATGGCGCAGGAAGTGGCAATGGTATTGACTGCAGTAATCCTCTGAACGATAGCAGTTGTAGTGGATATGCTGACGCCTACCTAACACAACAATGCAACATAACACAGCTTTACAGCGAATCATGTCCTAATTACTGGGAAGCCTACGACGACCAACAATGCGACGACGACCCACAGTACGCGCCTTTCTGTCCTGGCTACAGACAGGAACAATCGGTGGCTTTCTTTGATGACACCAGCGTTGATTACGGATTTATAGATGAACAGGAACAGTTTGCTACGGGCAACTTTGATGACGGATTTCACCAACAAGATTTTCAAGATCAATTTTTCGTAGTTGAAATATTTGAAGAAGAAATGTTTACTCCTTACGAGGAATTTGAAGATTTCAATGAATACTTTGATGATCCTTTTACAGATGAAGTTATTGTTTTCTTTGATATTGAACCTTTGCCTTTTCAAGATTTTGACAGACCGCACAGCGACCCGCAGCACAACGATGAAATTTTGTTAGACGAGTTCGTTTTTCAAGAAACATTTTTAGTAGAGGACTACACAGAACCAAACACTTTTATAGAGTTCAATTCAGTAGAGGAGTTGGAAGAATGGTTTGAAGAAGAAACTAACGAGCATTTTGAGGAAAGGCCCGAGGAAAGACTGGCGGACTTAGACGAGCCAGAAGAAGAATTCATAGAAGAAATATTTGAGGAAGAAGCAGTTGAGGAAGTCTTTGAAGAAATAGAAGAAATGCAAATAGCTATGGAAGAAGAAAGAATTGCCGAAATGGATCAAGAAAACAGAGAAGATGCTATTGAAGACGTAGAAGAAGAATTTGTGGCTGTTGAATCAGATACGCCTACTGGAAAAAGTAAATTAATGATAACAGCGCTCAATGTCGTTAAAGCAGGCATCAAAACAGCTTCTAACAGCTATTCTCAGGCTTCAGGAGGCTCTCAAACAAATAATTCAGGCAATAACACTTCTTCATCAAACAATGCAACAGGAAGCTCTACAGCGTCAGCCGGTGGAATTAGCACTTCAAGCAGTCCTAGCATGTCAGACCAGTTCGCAAGCGCAACCCAGCAAAGCAATCAAGTTCTATCCATGTCCGGGGACAGTGGTGCCGGAGTTTCTATGTCTGTAACGCCACTTCCAACTTTTGATAACTCTGCGTCTATGGCTATAGCTGATGTGCAGGTTCAGAACGTACAGGGCGAAATTGATACCGCTATGTCGGGTGCAATGACATCATCAGAGGCAGATCAAATAGCAGATCAGATCATTGCAGCTAATATAGAGGCTCAAAAAGAGGAGATTGAACAGGAACAGCAGGAAACCGGAGAATATGCAGATGAGTCAACTTTGATAGCTCTCATAGGCTACGTACCAAGTTTTAACAACTACACCCAGATAACTGTTCCAGACGCGCAAGACTGGTACTCTAGTCAAACCATATATGAATCTGCTACACTTGATGATAACACTAATGCCTTTTTTGGGTTAGTTAACGATAATTTAAACGGTCTTAATCAGATGATGAAGGACCAACCTAATATTTGGAGATAAGTTAATGGACTGGTTTCAAAATAAAACAACACAACTAATTGCCCTAGTGGGCATTGTCGGAACTCTTGCCGGATTTGGTTATAGCGGCGCAACCTATGTTAATCGCCTTGAAAACCTTGAGGCAAAGATAGGCGGAATAAGCGAAGCGGAAGATAACGTGCAGGCCATAGAAGAAAGGTTCGCATCAATAGAAACTTCTGTACAGTTCTTGGAAAAAGAATTAGACGGAATTGACATGCCAGACGTTACAGAAATCAAGACTGACATAGCTACGTTGAAAGCTGACTTGCAAAGTTTAGACAATAACCTAGAAAAATTAGAGACTAAGCTAGATAAGAAAGACGACAACCCGCTTAACGGATAATGCGCTTCTTAATTCTATGCGTAGTTCTTACTGCTTGTGCGTCCGCACCAGTGCAAAAAGAATGGAACGATAAATACGACCCTGCAGCATGGCGCAAGCAATTTGAGGAATGCAGGGATTTGCTGTACACGGCTTTTCCAGAGGAAGTGCAAAGAGACGAATGGTCAGAGTGTATGAATAGAGACTATGAAAACAATTTATGACTGGCTAATAAGTCTATTTATACATAGATACCAGATTAGAGTATCTTTCAATAAAGAGTATGGAGATGCCGACGATAAGGTCTACATAAGTAAAAAAGTCCTGGTTCAAAAAGAAAATCACCTTAAGTTCAGAGATATGAATAACAAAATAATAGAGTACAGAAGCGCAGGCGGCCTGAACTACATAATTGAGGATATGTAATGCAGCAGATACTTATAGGAATTATTATCGTTTTAGGTTTATCTACCTACTATCTCTATAGCCAAAACCAGATAATCACAGCTAACAACAAAGCACTAGAAGGGGCGATAGAAACACAAGAAGAAACTATTAAAACTCTGCAGAACGACTTTGAGCTTCAGACAGAGCAATTACAAACATTAACAGTCAAAAGTCAGGCAGCGCAAAGAGAGTTAAATAGATATACACAGTTTATACAGAATTATGAATTGACAGCTAAGATACTTGCTGATCCTAAAGAAATGCAGAGGAAAATTAACAATGGAACAAAACACATCATGGAGGACATTGAGAAAATCAGCGGTACCGTTGATAGTCTTGATGACGGCCTGCAGTTGCAGCCTGCTTCCGACTAAGCAAATAGAAATATCGGCAAAGCCTATTGATAGAAAAATAGTGCAGCCTATTATGCCGAGAGAGATTGATCTAAAGCAGTTGCAATGGATAGCTGTAACTCCGGATAACTGGGAAGAGCAACTTGCGATAATAGAAAAACAGGAAGGCGAGTTAGTATTTCTGGCTATGACTATTCCAGATTACGAAGTAATGGCCTACAACATGCAAGAAATCAAGAGATACATCACAGAATTAAAAGACGTGGTCGTATATTACAGAACAGTCACGACAGAAAAAAAAGAATAATTATTATGAAAAAACCTTTAAATCTGCTAGGCTTAAATTTTCATATATTTCATTTAGGAGATAAATATGGGAATAATAGGAGAATGGATAGGGATAATCACAGGCGTCGTATGCATAGCATCAATAGTCTGCGCATTAACACCTACACCTAAAGATGATGCAATGATCGGTAAGTTCTATAAATTTTTAGAATTACTGGCCTTAAACATCGGAAAAGCTAAACAGTAAAATTAAAGGTGCAGAGGCACCTACTTAAATTATGGCAACAGTTACACCATTTGTTTACAACGCAATACTGGAAAAGGTCGTAGACGGAGACACGATAGATGTTACTCTTGACTTGGGGTTCAGTGTCTTTCTGCATAAACAACGCTGCAGGTTGGCAGGCATAGATACTCCCGAGTCAAGAACCCGGAACCTAGAGGAAAAGGCTCTTGGAAAAAAGGCATCTGCTAGACTTTCAGAATTGTGCGTCGGTTCATTCAAAATAAAATCACTAGGTAAAGGTAAATATGGGAGAATACTCGCGGTTCCTTACACTGAAGACGGCAAAGACATTTGTAAAATGCTTATTGACGAAGGTCACGCGGTTGAATACTGGGGCGGAAAGAAAACAGCAAAAGTCAGAGATGACGGAACATGGGGGCAATAAAATGCACATTTCACAAGAAGGTATAGATTTAGTAAAGAAGTTTGAGGGTTGCAAACTGGAGGCATATCAATGCGCAGCAGGAGTTTGGACTTGCGGTTACGGTTCAACCAGAGGAGTGCAACAGGGCGACGTCTGGAGCCAAGAGAAAGCAGAGATAATGCTGGTAGACGAACTAGAGGAATACGGCTCATACGTAGAAGAACTGGTAACGATTCCCCTGAATCAATGCCAGTATGACGCTTTGACTTCCTGGACGTTCAATCTCGGGCCGTCTAACTTGAAAAGCAGCACACTGTTAGCAGTCCTTAATCAAGGCAAGTACGAGGAAATCCCATACCAAATTAAAAGGTGGAACAAAGTAAGCGGTGTTGTGAATGACGGACTTATTAGAAGACGGGAAGCAGAAGCATTGCTTTTTGAGGGTAAAAGTTGGGAACACGTCTAAATGGCTCTAAGCAAGACACAGAACAAAAGACTAGGAGTGATATTATCAGTAATGTTCAACGAGGAGACGCCGCCGGAAATGCTAAACGAAGTTGTAGAGCTGGGCTTCGTGGAGAAGATTGATAATTCTTTTCAACTCACAGATAAAGGCATTGATGAAAAAAACCGATTGTGCACGCTGTCGGGCCTTAATATCAAGTATTCTAGCGAAAAGTGAATCAGACCCAGTCGTTTCCCTCGTACCAACCAACCAAGCTGAATCTCTCGCCCTTAGTTACCTTAGTGACCCTATGATAAAGAAAAGAAGGAAAAACTAAGATAGTACCCCTCTCTCGCAGTTTCTTCTGGTCAAGTTTCCCCATATCCTTACTAAACTCAAAATCGCCGCCTACGTAATCTATGCTGTCTGATAGCTGAACTGTTATGCTTAGCTTTCGTTGTGACGAATTGTCAAAGATGTTTGAGTCCATGTGGTAATCGTAGAAATCACCGGGTCCGTACTTAGCGATCTGGAACTCCTGAAAACCGTTTAGCTGGACGCCGAAACATTCGCGGTTTGCCATGATTATGTACTGGCGCATAATCCTATCAAGGTAAGCTCCATTCTCTGAATCGTACTCGCAAGGCAGAATGTTAGACGATCTCACGTTCTTGTTGATACTTGAAACGTTGCCTATCTCGGCTTCCTTAGGCTTGCCCTCAATATATAGGGCCTTGATAGCATCGCAGTGTTCTTCGCTTAACTCCGCTTGCCAAGAATAGCAATAGGAGTTCATCAGCTTCTATTTCTAAATAAATATATAAGAGCTCTGATTGAGTCCTTAGGTAAGTGTCGTAGGTGTTTAGGTATCTTTACATTCTGCACTATCATGTTTCCCCCTATCTAAAAGTAATAAAGTCAGATGCGTCTATATCATCTAATGCAATAAAAACAACGGTTGTTAAGTTTGCAATTATTAACAAATCAATAATCATTATCCTTGCCCCACTTGCAATTAATGATGTCTTCTAACTCACCCGATGTGTTGTCATTGACTACGAAGTCAACAACTATCCAGAACATTATCCAGACTGCAACAGGCATTATTAACCAGAATATATAGTTCATAGTTTCCCCTTGATCCATAAAACCATAGCTAAGAATATACCACAAGCGCCGTAAAGTGCTAAAAATCCTATGACTATATTAATAAATATTTCCACTAGACTTGCACTCCTTTCAAAAATTCTGTGCAAAACATTTCGTCAATATCCTCAAGTTCCATGTTGCCGAAATCGTTTTCAGAGTACCAGCCAGATTTAACAAGAGCTATATCGTTGTTTTTTCTGCTTATCAGCTTGGCAAATTTATAGGCTTGTTCTTTGCTTTCGTAATCCTCACTTTCAACAAAAGAATCGGCATAGCCACCGTTTGAGAGGAAATCTTCTCTAGTTAATTTGTAACCGTGTTTTTTCATTTCTTTTTGCTGATCCAGTCTGAAAAGCATGTTTTCTTTAACAGGACAAAAGTATTCAACAAAATACATTCTAGTTAGGCTTTTCATCAGTGAAGTACCCTCTCTCTACAGCCGTTCTTGAGGAACATAGCCAGATCGTAGTTGTCGGCGGCACTCAATATAGACTCAACCTCTTTAAGCGACATGCTCATTAGATCGGCTTGGTACTTTATTGACAGCTTAGCCATTTTCTTTTCCAGTGCGGACATCTCCCTAAACTCGTCGTTCTTAATTGACATTTTCCACCTCTCTAGGTTCGTAGCTTGCTGTGTGGCCCGTAGCCCATATCTCGTCAACGCGTCTCTTTGCGTCGGCTTCCTTGTTGTAGGTCGCTATCTTCTTGTGCTCACCGTATCTACCTATGTGCGCGAAATACTGGTACACGTCATATACTGTCGTCTTCATTTTATTTTTCCGACGTAAGCATCAAGTACGTAAGGCCCGTATTGCTCAATGCTGTCAATGTACTCAATAGACCAGTTAGTCCTGGTGTAATACTTATCCTTGAATAAACCGTAGTCAAACATCAGTTCGCAGTAGAAATTGAACTTCTTGTACTTACTCCTAAGAGCAGACTTTCTTATAAGTTTTTTGTACTGCGTGTTGTAGAGTCTTAAAGCCATTTCGTAATCGCAGGCCGCCTTGACGAACTTCGTTACCAACTTAAGCAGGCTTTCGTCAAACGGCACTATCGTGTTGTAGTCCCTTGCGCCTCCTATGCAAGAATACTCTCCACCTATCGCAGTTAGATAGAGGGTGCTTAATGAGTTATCAGATTTCATTACTTAACTCCTGCAACAAAAGAGTCATAAGCTAATTTAGCTTTTTCTTTACTAAATTCTTTAAATGGAATATTTTTTTCATATCTGCCTGCGAAACCTTCTATTAATTTATAATCAGTTTCGCCGTCAACAAAGTTTCTTATAAACAGGCGTTTTTCTTCTTTGTTTTTAGAATAAAAAACTTCTGTTACTTGACACTTTCTACCTAGATAAGATAGATTTTTTTTAGCTATATTATGAATTTTCATTTTATTCTCCTGCTCTATGAGCGTTTCAATTTATATATAAATTCTAATCTTTTTTTACGTAATAGTAAACCTTTTTTGGAATAATTTATTAATAACTTTTTCTAGCTTTTCTGGCTTGTTTACATGGCATTCCCATACTGTTTCAACTTCCCAGCCAAGTTTCCTAAGGTCTCTGCGGTTCCTAGCGTCTCGTTTTCTATTGGCTGTAAACTTGTTTAGCCAGAACTCTGTATTAGTCTTAGGAACCTTTCTACCTCTCTTGCAGTTATGTTTATGCCAGAAACAACCGTTCACGAATATGCAGGTGTTGTATTTCGGCATAACTATGTCCGGTTTCCCGGGCAAGTCCTTTCTATGCAGTGAAAATCTGAATCCTAAACCGTGTAGCAGCTTTCGCATGTTCACCTCTGGTTTGGTGTTCTTTGACTTGATGCAGGACATTATCTTGCTTCTGACTGGATCGGGCTTATTCATTAGAAAGGCAAATCGTTGTCTTCATCTTTAGGCGGCGACCAGGATTTATCTTCCCAAAGTCGCCTAGCCCACTCTTGACCGAATGTTGCCGGTAATCCAAAACTGGCGAAGAACTTGTATTCGTCACCAAACTTCGTGTGCAAAAGCGAATGATGCATCATACAAAGAGGTATCACGTTTCTGTCGTTGCTTTTAAGCGATAGGCCGCGCTTTCCGTCATATGGTTTCATAAGGTGGTGCGCTTGGACCTCGCTTGAATGCGAATAGTAACCGGCTTTGCAGATCAGGCACGGAAGCGTTCTTATCCATTCAAGATGCTTTTTGTTCTGAAATCTCTTAGCCAAGTGTGTTACCTTTAGAAGCCTATTTTATCAGCTATCTCCTTTTCGCTGTATTCCTTTTCCTCTTGGACTTCCTCAAAGCCCAGACTGGTAAAAGGCACGCCTTCCGAGGTTTCTCTGTTCCAGCAACCCAGCTTGTATATCTTTTCCTCGCCGGTGGCTATAGTTACCTTACCGCCCATGTCCGGGGTTCTCTCACTTCTTTTCTCGGTGTTAAGGTGCAACAGACCGATTGCCTGGTACATCTCGTACTTAGGCTCGCCCTGCTTGTTGTAGCTTTTTATAATCGCACCGTAGAACTTTTTATCGTTCAGGGTGTAATTACCTTTCTCTTTTACTTCGGCCTTGACCTCACGCCACATGTAGCCCTTGCCTTCGTCGTCATACTTTTTATCACTCATTTTCTACTCCTATAAGTTTGTATTCATAACCTTTACTATTAAACATTCTTCTTTTCTCTATAACCTCGCCTTCCATAGGCAGATTAAACTTCACTCTCTGCGGAACTTTACGAAAGTCTCTTATGGCTGCACTGATAGAAGGCTCGCCGTAAGAAACTCCCGTATTGTTGATAATAACCTTTCGCAAGGTCCAGAAGTTCCACCATTTACCGTTACGCATGCATCTATAGACACATTCATTCAACGAAATCTTACTTCCCATAGAGGTCAATCATTTTTTCGTAGGCGCTCTTGTTATCGTCGTCTTCCGCTACGTCGTTGTATGCGCTCTCTATGGCTTTCGTGTTTACGCTGAATAGCTCAACGCGTTCTTCTTCTTCCATGTCAGCCATTGCCTTGCGGATAGCCTCTATGTAATCGGTTGTCGTGTGGAACGTGTGCGCGGTCTTGCGGTCTATTCCAAGCAGTATGTATGACTTAACGTCAACAGACTTTGTAGGCTTGGCATCTCTATCTACCAAATCTTCGCCTCTATATATGTGTGCGCCCAGTCCAAACATTGAAATGCACTTAGTTAGGCATCTCATTTTAGTGTTAGCAACATCAACAACGTTCCAGTCTTTTTTAGCGTTATTGTTGAAATCGGTAACCGCCAGCCACATAGAACGCTTTACCCCTTGTATTGTTACAGTGCAATGCACCGAAGCTGATCCGTCAGGATATACCATGCAATCCATTAGGCCGTGTTGAGGGTGCTCAAACTCCTTGAACTCGTAGTCAATTTCAGGAAAATACTTTTGTATCTCTTGCCACATGTCAGTCCAACTTAGATAATCAAACTTACCCTTCTTATCTTTTATTTTATCCATGCTAACCTTGTTTAAGGTTTCCCAGATAGATTTATACTTATCGCTCATTTTATACTCCATAGGTTTTTAGCGGCCTCAATGTCCTCATCTGACCAACGCCAGTCGTCAAAGTCTGGATAAAGCAACGAAGCCACAGTTCTAATATCGTCTGAATATGAAAGTAGGTTCATCATCGCGAACGCTGCTTTTCTAAGGACAGACACGTTTTCTTCTACGTTCGTAATCTCTCTGGTTACAACGTCTGCCTTCTTGGAAGTGACGTGTAGAAAGTCTACGTACGCAGGCTTGTTTTCAGCTAGGCTATAAAGGCTTAGCTGACGACAAATGCTTGAAGGCGTATCAGAGAGCAACCTAGCGGTTGTCTTTATATCTCTAATGCAGTCTTCGTAAGTTAAATCTATGTAACCAATTACCGGAATAGGAATGTCTTCAAACTCTATCTCTATTTTTCTCTGGCACTCAACAGGCTTGGTTTCTAGGTTGTTGTAGAAGCTAACGCCCAGATTAACCCATTCTTCTAGTTTGTCCCTTTCCTTGTTTATGTCTTCTGAACTTACAAAAATAGTATCGTCTATGTTGTGGTTATAGAGCCTATCAAAATCTTTCTTAGCATTGACTATAGACTTCTGTAATCTACTTTCGCTTTCTGAATCCATATCAAACGAGTTGCATATAGCGTTATCTATAGCTGTGCCACGCCACATAGCGGGACTGCTGGAAGAACGATAACCGCTAACCTTTAGCAGCCAGTGACACGGACTTGATATAAATTGGTTTATGGAACTAGCCGACAGATGAGTAATATCGTGGGCCTCAAACGGATCATTTTTCATCATTTCATTACCTCTAATTTATGACTTGTCATTTAATGTATATGTGATTATAATTCATATTTGGAATAATTGAAACAATTTTATGCTCCTAAAGTCATATCTAAAAAAGCACAAACATACGCAGATGTCCTTTATAGAACTGATAGATATAGCTACTGGCGTTAAGATTCCGCAGGGAACTTTTGCTAAATGGATCACCGGTTCAAGAATACCCAGAAAGAAAGAAATGATGATCTTGTACAACATAACGGAAGGTCATGTTCAACCAAACGATTTTTACTTAGAGGAGATAAAAGATTAGTTAGCGCTCTGGCAAATGTTAATTGCGGCTTACGTAGCGGCAAGGACAAATCACTTAAAAAACGTCAGGGCGTTGGCTTCTTGAAAAAAATATGAACAAAGAAATATTAAACGTTGAATTATCTAAATTAGTTCCATATGAGAAAAACTCACGCACGCACACGCAAGAGCAAATAGAACAGATAGCAAGCTCTATTCAGGAGTTTGGTTTTACTAACCCTGTTCTTATAGACGAGAACAACTCCGTACTGGCAGGTCACGGTAGAGTCAAGGCGGCTGAACTTTTAGAGCTTAATGATGTGCCTACACTAAAAGTAACTGGATTATCTGATAAACAGAAAAGAGCATACGTAATAGCAGACAATAAGTTAGCTCTTAATGCTACTTGGAATGACGACATATTGCAGACCGAGTTGCAGGATTTGTTCAATTCAGACTTTGACCTAAGCATACTAGGATTAAATGAGAATGAGATAAACAGCTTTCTAGGCGATTCACTTAACGACATATCTGACGAAAAGGATTTTGTAGGGGCCGAGGAAATCACATTAGACGACATAGATAACTTTGCTCATGAATGTCCGAGATGCGGCTTCAATTTTAATGATTGACAAACGTAAGCACGGTTCCTGGTGGTTTAGGGATTTAGAAGGCATAAGAAAAAACGGATTAAACGTATTCAGTACCTTTAGCTGCGGAGGTGGTTCAACTATGGGCTACAAGTTAGCCGGTTGCAATGTTCTAGGTTGCGTAGAGATTGACGATAAGTTAATGGAAATGTACAAGGCTAATCACAATCCGAAATATTCATACAAAATGGCTATACAGGATTTCAACAAAATACCACTTAATGAAATACCAGAACCCTTAAAAAACTTAGACATATTAGACGGATCGCCGCCGTGTTCTGTTTTCAGCACGGCAGGAGCAAGAGAAAAAAAATGGGGCAAGGAATATTATTTCAGAGAGGGCCAGGAAGTGCAGAAGCTGGACGATTTATTTTTCCACTTTATAGATACCGCTGAAAGGCTTAAGCCTAAGATCGTGATAGCAGAAAACGTAAGAGGTCTTATTCTAGGAAATGCTAGAGGTTACGTGAAAGAAATATTTTTAGCATTAGACAAGGCCGGTTACGACGCGCAACTATATTTACTCAACGCTGCTAAAATGGGTGTTCCGCAGTCTAGGGTTAGAACATTTTTTATAGCAAGAAGAAAAGACCTTAAACTACCTAAGGTTAAACTGGAATTCAACGAGCCTAACATTTCTTTTTACGATGCAATGAGGGGCACAAACCAGGAACAGGAGAGAAAAAAGATAAGGCATACGCTTTTAGAAATGTGGAGAGCAACTAAACCGGGTAAAAATCTAGGAACAGCTAACGAGAAAGGACATTTCTTTAGCCTATACAAAGTCAATCCAAAGCTACCAGTCAACACGATTACCGCTAACGGACCCACGCACATACACTGGGACAAACCCTACTATTTATCAAAACAAGAGCTCATAAGGCTCCAGACATTTCCAGAGGACTATGATTTCTTGGATCAACAGACGCAATACGTAACTGGAATGTCCGTTCCGCCGTTTATGATTCAAAGGGTCGTGCTTGAGATAGATCGGCAGCTATCGTTGTCTACTTGATGTTGAAGCTATCAAGATAGTCATTATCCCACTGCATGTCTTCGTTTTCTTGATATTTTTCAAAGCATCTTTTCTCAACGTTATACTGGAACTTGCATTCGCCTATCTTTCCGTACAAGTCCTGCTCTCTGATTTTCCTAGTTATAACGTTAGTGGAGTTATCCTCAAAGTCCCTATGAACTGTTAGAACCGCGTCTGACTGGTTGTGCCAATGACTGGCGCCGCTTATGTCATATGCTGTTGGCGGTAGATAGCTTCCCTCGTTAGTCTTAGGTAACTTAGTTGGGTGGGCTATAACCCAGCAAACTATCTCATAGAGCCTTGTAAACCTCTTGCATAAAGAAATAAAGTCCCTTATGTGCTCGTCTTCTCTTTGATTGCTGCTTCTAATAGCAGAAACTTCATTGAACGGATCAATAATTAGGCCGTTTATTCCGTGCTTGTAAACCGCTGATTTAGCTACCGATAGTATTAGGTCTATGCTAGGAATGGCATCTTTAGTTTCTATGAAGAAAAAATGTTTATTGATGAAGTGCAAGCCCTCGTTCAGTTCGGTTTTAGACATTCGGTTTTTGATATGTTCGTCAAAAGGTTTTTGAAGATACATTTGAACCAAGCGCCTAATGTGCATTGAGGTAGAATGTTCCGGAGAGAATATAGCAAAGCGCCAACCGTTTATTTTTGCAAGGTTAATTAGTATCTGATCAAGAAAGACTGATTTACCATGATTCGGAATACCAGTAATAACGTGGAAAGTACCGGTCATGATTTTGTATATTTCATCTAGGCCGTGCATACCGATCTCTGTAGGCTTTTCGTAGTCGCCTTCGTATAGATCGTTTACCTGCGAGTAATAGTCAGCAGCCGTGTATAGGCCTTCAATAGGATATGGAACTGCTTGTTCAACTATCTCGCGCAACTTCATTGGGCCGTGTTTAATTAGAACTTCGTTAGCATCTTTACAGTTATCTGGAATTTCAACATACCAACAAACATCTTTTCCGAACCTATGAAGCAACTCTTTATGAAGCGCTTTTCCGCTATCGTCATTGTCAGTGAATAGAATAACCTTAGTGGCTGGTAGATTGCAGTTTTCAAGAGCAGCAAATCTTTTGTCGTTTTCCTCGCCCTTATATTCCTTAGGCGCTCCGTTAGGTAGTGTGGTAGCGTAATCAAAACCAACCTCTGCAAGAGCCAGGACGTCAAACTCACCTTCGGTAAATATTATCACCTCACTGGAGCAAATCTTGTCAAAGTTATAGAGAATGGATTTAGCGTTAGCCGATTGCCTAAATCTTTTGTCTCTTGTTCGGTATTTAATGTTAGTCAATTCGCCGTTCTCGTCAAAATACTGGAAGGCGCACCATTCGTTTTCTTGAACCACCTTATATTTTTCACACGTCTCTTTGCTTATTCCCCGCTCTTTCATGTATTCATAAAATGACGCTTGGGGTTTCTTAGGCTCCTCTGGAGGTGTGGGCCGCACGTAATTAACTTTCTTCTTAGGCTCGTGAATGTAACCGGTGTTCTTTCCGCCAGTCCATTCGCAGTGATGACATTTCCACATAACACTATCGTAAGTAATGGTCACGGAAAGGGGGTTATCTCTAGGGTTATGGGGTGGCTGACATCTTGGACATTTGACTTTCTGATTACCTTCTTGAAAGTGTTTAACTGAAATTTGGTTGTCTGCGAGTATATTCTGAATATTCATTTTATTATCCTGCTAGGTTGTTAAGGTTTTTATTTTTAATCGGTTTTTCCGCAAAGTCCAAATATCTCTGCTGATTTAGAAACGTTGCAGCGTGTGGTATGAACTTTTCGTCTGTGGTTAGATTCTCCTGCGCAAACACCTTAGCTGCGTGGATTACCATAGGAAACTGTTTTGGATCCAACTTACAAAAACTAACACTAGCTTGATACTTACCCACCTTTCTGGGATAGTGTTTCCAGAACACCTCAAACTCCTTAGTATATTCTTTAGTATTATCTTTAGTATTGTTGGTCCTTGACGACATCTGGGTAGGTGCACTGTCAGTAGTAGGGGTAGTGTTGTCAGCAACTATAGGGTCACTTTTTAAGGTTAGATGATACCTATTGCTTGTGTAGCCGCCGTTATCCAGTTTCCTACGCTCTATTCTTAGAAGTCCCATTTCCTCAAACTCCTTGATAGCGTTCTGTATTGTCCTGGTCGTTTCAAGCCCTATCACCCTAGCTATATGTTTATAGGAAGGGTAACAGGTACCTTTTTCGTCAGCGTAGTTTGCAAGAATTACTAGAACCAACTTTTTTGTTGGAGTTAGGCCGTCAATCTTTAGGGCTTTATTTAGGCACTCAATTGACATCTAACTCAACTCCTATCCACTTGGCATTCTTCATACCGAACAGTCCTTGAGTAAGAAGGTCGTAGTCGTTCTTGTTACCTACGACTATGTCAACAACCTTGTGCTTTATGACAGTCTTGCTTGGATTTAGCTGTGACTGGGTTTCTCTGATGAAGTCTCTTGCTTCCTCTACGTCTTTGAAGTTTCTGTTTATAGCCACGTTAGACTCCCAACTTATTCTGTTCGGATTCACTTCTCAATGCGTCCGACTCAAACCGCATGTAATCCGCTAGAACATCGTCTAGGTTATCTGGCGTCGCTATGTTGTTTACCAAGAGAGCTAACTTTAGCTCGGAGGTAATTCGTAGGTACTCCCATACGAGAGTTTCGTCTAATACGTCTCTGATCTCTTGTATCTGTTCTTTTGTTGCTATTTGCATTTTATACTCCTAAAAAAAGGGGGCGCTAACCCCCAGTTGAAATTAATTGATTGAATGAAACTCCATGTAGGGTTCTTCGCTATGGCCCTCTGGCAGCCAAGACAACTTATCGGCAACTTCGGTCATAAACAAATTCACATCTGTTGTTCCGCCGTCCTCTGTCTCTCTAGCGAGGATTGCCTTACCAGCGTAGTTACCGGAACCCAGTCTGAAATACCTATTGTTATTCCTCAATAGGCCTTCGTCGTCTACGTACATAATAACACCGCCGCCTAAACGGACAATGTCAAAGCATCTGCAATCCATAACCTTATAGTAGTCCTGAATGTTTGAATCGGACAATTCCACGTAGGATAGACTCTGATCAAAGGGGTCTATAAGCATTACTTGGATTCGGTTTTCGTTGGGGTTTTCTTCTTTCATTTTATACCTGCTCTGTGAGCGTTTAATTTATTTAGTACGAATATTAACGCTTGTTACCCCTCAAATAAACCTTTTTTGGAATATTAATATACCGATATTGATAAAATGCTTTGTTTATAATCATTTTTGGAATAATATGTTGATAAAATCTTAGAATTTATGAGCAAAAAACAAGCAACCACAAAACTAACTGATTCATTGAAATTAAAAATCAGGAACGATTTTGTTCATGGTACAGGTGAGAAAGATAAAAAAAAGTTCCCCACTTTAGACGAACTAATAAAAAAATATAAAGTTGCACAAAGCACCGTTTACAGGACAGCACAAAAAGAAAACTGGAAAGTACAAAAAGACCAATTCCAACAAGACTACCTACAGAAACTTGACAAGGCACGCACTAAAGAAATGGCAGACGAGTCAATCAAGTTTGACAACAACTCAATAAATCTAGCTAAGGCCCTCTATCAAACTGTCGGGCAAGTGATTCAGAGAAACAACAACGATATTAGAAATGGCAGAAAAGGATTACCGCCAAATCAAATAAATGCCCTAGCTAACGCAGCGGTAGTTGCGCAGCGACTGGCAAAACTTGCTTTAGGAGAAGCAACACATAACATAGATGCAAAAGTCACAGAAAATGACAGCTTCCGAAGAGCTATGGAATTGCTTGACTCAGTTGAGTCCAGCAGAAGCGAAAGCGATAGAACTACGCACTGACTGGCTGGAAACAGCACGTAACAAACAGCTACAACCACAAGTTGAGCATTACATATGGTTGATCTTAGCCGGAAGGGGTTGGGGTAAAACGCGTACTGGGGCACAAGACATTGCCTTATACGCACTTAGAAACCCAGACGTAACTTGCGCAGTAGTGGCTCCAACAGCAGGAGACCTAAGAAGGGTTTGTTTTGGCGGCCCGAGTGGTCTAGTTAACATAATGCCTAAAGAGTGCCTATCTACATCTAAAAGCATCAAGGGGTATTCATCAAGCATGTCGGAATTGAGATTGCACAACGGATCAAAAATAGTTGGTTATGCAGCATCAGAACCAGAGAGACTTAGAGGACCCCAGTTTCATAGAGCATGGTGTGACGAGATAGCAGCTTGGAGATACCCGGAAGCGTTTGATCAGCTAATGTTCGGATTAAGGCTAGGAGACAATCCACAATGCGTAATAACAACGACACCTAAACCGGTAAAAATCATTAAGGATTTAATGACCAGGAATGACGTAACAGTTACATCTGGAAGCACGTTTGAGAACGAGGCTAACTTAGCAGATAGCGCACTAGCAATGCTAAGAGACAAATACGAGGGAACTACTTTAGGAAGACAGGAGCTATACGCCGAGCTAATAGAAAACATAGACGGCGCATTATGGACTAGCGCCTTAATTGACGAGGCTAGATTTTCGGAAGATACAGAAAAAGAACTAAAGCAAATAATAGTCGCTATTGATCCGGCAGTAACCAGCGGAGAGGATTCGGACGAAACTGGAATAATGGTAGTTGGCAAAGACCATAATAATGAGTATTATGTACTTGAAGATGTTTCTGGTAGATATTCGCCAGATGCATGGGCTAGAAAAGCCATTAATTGTTATTACGACTGGGGCGCTGATAGAATAGTCGCAGAGGTTAACAACGGTGGTGACTTGGTGGAAAGACTACTAAGGGGAATGAATGAAAACATACCCTATAGGTCTGTAAGAGCTACGAGAGGTAAAATGGTAAGAGCCGAACCTATTGCAGCACTTTATGAGCAAAGGCGTGTTCACCATATTGGCTACTTTCCAGAGCTAGAGTCACAGATGTGCAGTTATACGGGAGAGTTAAAGCCAAGTCCTGATAGATTAGACGCTTTAGTCTGGGGAATAACAGAACTAAGCAAATCAAAAGGCGAGGTAAATTGGAGAATTAGCTAATGGCAGAACAAAACTTTTTTCAAAGACTGTTCAACAGACAACCAGTTGAACAAAAAAATTCAAACATGATGGGATATTTTGGTGTTGGCACAGATGAAGCCAAGACATATAAATATGCGGACTTGGCAAAGGAAGGCTACCTTAAGAACGCAATCGTCTACCGATGCGTTAACGAGATTTCCAAAGGAGCAAGCGCTGTACCCTTCATAATCAAAGCCGGTGATCAGATATTAGAGGAACACCCACTGATAAGCCTACTTAACAGACCTAACCCCCTTCAATCATATAGTGAATTCTTTAACAGTCTATTCGGATATGTATTACTAAGCGGTAACGCCTACATTCTAAAAACAGGTAGCGATATGGGAGCGCCTAAGGAATTGCACCAGCTAAGGCCCGATCGCATAAACATCAAAGGCAGTGGCAAACCGATTCCTGATAAGTACGAATACATGGTCAACGGTAGGGTCGCAGCAACGTACCTAGTTGACCAGGAGAATGGATTCAGCGAACTCAAACACGTCAAACTCTGGAACCCACTTGACGATTACTACGGACTAAGTCCAATGAGTGCCGCAGCAGTAGAGGTTGACCAGTTCAACATGTCAAGCAAGCATAACGTTAATCTTCTGCAGAATGGAGCAAGACCGAGCGGTGCTGTTGTATTCAAGCCCCAAGATGATCAAGGTTTCGCCGTAAATCTTACAGAGTCACAAAGACAGCAGCTATTGACAGACATGAACAATAGATTCTCGGGGGCGAACAACGCAGGACGGCCCATGCTACTGGAGGGAGACTTTGACTGGAAGGAAATGGGCATGAGCCCTAAGGACATGGACTTCCTAAATCTTAAGCACATGAGTGCGACGGATATAGCGCTGTGTTTCGGAGTGCCGAGCCAACTCGTAGGCGTTCCAGACAGCCAGACCTATTCTAACGTAGCAGAAGCAAGACTGGCTCTGTATGAGGAAACAATCATTCCACATTTGAGAAAACTTTCGTCAGACCTTAACGAGTGGTTGGTGCCATTGTTTGACGATCGTTTAACATTAGAGTTTGATATTGACTCTATTCCTGCATTATCAGAAAGAGTTAAAAGAACATATGAGAATGTGACTTCTGCAGTAAGAGAAGGAATAATGACCAGGAATGAAGCGAGAGAACAGTTAGGGCTAGAGCCTAAAGACGGTGCAGACGACCTATACATATCAGCTACTTTGTTTCCGCTTGGAGACGGTGACGTAGAGAGACCGGAGAACCCAGTCAATGACGAGGACATGGAAGACTACGAAGACGAGGAGATTGATAAGGAGATAGCATTACTTCTAGCAGAAGAAAAGGCGTTATCAGACATAAACACAGTACCGACAAACTCTATGGCAGAGGAAGCTGCTAGAGGCCTTGAATGGAGAAGAAAGTACAAGCGTGGCGGAACTGCTGTAGGCGTTGCACGTGCTAACCAGCTTATGAACAAGGAAAGGTTGTCAATTTCCACTGTCAAGAGAATGCATAGCTACTTTAGCAGGCACGAGGTTGACAAAAGAGCGGAAGGTTTCAGACAGGGCGAAAAGGGTTATCCTAGCGCAGGTAGAATCGCTTGGGCTCTCTGGGGCGGAGACGCAGGTCAATCCTGGGCGAAAAAGGTAAGGGACCAGATAGAGCGCGAAGAAAACAAGAGCGACGAAGACGAACACATACACACCGTAGAGGACACGAAAGAACTTACCGGCAAAGTTAAAAAGGCTCTGCAGAAAAAGGTTGACGACCATAATGAGAAGTACGGAGATAATCCAGCCAAGAGAGCTACTCTTAGAATGTTAGAAGCTGTATTCCGTAGGGGAGTGGGAGCCTATAGAACGAACCCCCAAAGCGTAAGACCGAACGTTACCGGTCCTGATCAATGGGCATATGCTCGCGTGAACGCATTTATGGTTGCCCTAAGGACTGGAAGATTTAGGAATAAGCCTTTTGACACAGACCTATTGCCGAAGGAACACCCACTGTCAAGTAAGACCTGATTCAGACGTTGATTGGAGTATGCGTTTGAATCGGGCACATAATCAAAAAAAAATAAACAACTTCAGACAGGGCCGTATAAACTCTAGGCTTGAAGTTAGACGACAGCTTGTCCTAAGAAACAACCTAGAAAAAAGATTTTTTAGAAAGCTAAACACGCTATTTAGAAAGTTCATCAATGTTCATATGCATCTATATAAACAATATGGGATATACGAGCAGGGCGTAGCAGCCGAAAGTCTTAACGAAGACCTTTTCCCTTTGATGCTTTCGCATTACCGCAGAACATTCCAAGCAATGTATAAGTTCAACGAAGATAAATACGAGAGAATGAGAAAGGCGGAAGAAGCCTTCGTTTTCGGTAGAAGCACCGACTTTGAAGCCGTAGTTAACGAATACTTCAATAGCAGACAGTTAATACTGTCTGGAATATCAGCAAGACTAGCGAGTAGAATTTCAAGAACCATTGAAATAGCCAGAGCTGAAAACCTCACGTTGCCACAGATAGCAAAACTCGTTTCGGATAAGTTTTTACCTATAGGAAGAAGTCGGGCCGCTTTGATAGCCAGGACTGAAACCCATAATGCCGCTTCATTTGCTAACCACTCATACCACCTAAGCGTAGAGAGAGACTTAGGCGTAAAAATGCAAAAGCAATGGGTAGCGACCAACGACGCCAGAACCAGACAGACTCACGCTGCGGCAAGTGGACAGACCGTAGACATGTCGGAAGATTTCATTGTAGGCGGTGTGCCTATGAGTTTTGCAGGAGACTCAAGGGGTGGTGCAGCTAACGTTATTAACTGCAGGTGTGTAATAGTCTACGCGGACGAGAGGGATATGTAGCTAGTGTGATAGGGAACAAACAGGAGACGCACTTGGAATTCCCTACCTCGCAGCTTCACTAGCAAAACTGTTAACGTACCAAGTGGTTTTCATGCATATTTATTATACACCATGAATTTAGGCTAAAAGACGGCCCACAGATCAGTGGGCTTTATTTACTATCTCGTAATCCTTAGTAACTATGCCAATATCCTTGTTACCTCTGAAGTGAGCTTTGACAAAGCTGATTTTTCCGTCTCTATATCTTCTGATGTGCTTCCTGACAGCGTGGAATGCTCTACCTTCGCTGTTCCCAGTGCTTTTACAATCACCCTCTGTCGTTCCAAACAAATCAAGTTTCAAAACCTTGTGCTCATACTTAGGCTTTGCGCGTAACTCCGAAACGGAAAACTTTTTGCTCAAAGGCACTAACTTAGCGTTTTCCTTAGTGATTCCTTTCACACTAGATGTGTTAGTTATCTGTGGATAGGTAAGCATAAGACATAACCTACAATGAACGTTGAGTATCATACCAACGAAATTGTTTAGGCTTGCGTTGTTGTACATACCGCCGTGTGTGTCCGATCCAGTGTCGGTATATTCATAGAAACTGCTTTCCTCTGGCAACCAAAAGGTGTAGCCTGAAAACTCGTTCTTATC